TATATTTGTTACCTGAAGAATATAAAAGAACATCTTTTCTTTGTGAATCTATTAAAGTACCAACTCCTGAGTTTGGTCCAGTTTCACCTCTACCATAGTCATCACCATCTGATTGTGCATTAGGGTGTTGTGCACTATAGTTATTAGTCGGTGTAATATTATAGACATTAAAAGATGTAACCTGTGCTCTTTGGTAATCACCTGTTGCTTTCAAAGAGGGTTCTTGGTTAGTGACTGCACCACCATTAGGGTTTAGTTCTTCTACTGAGTTAGCATCTGTTAATACAGGTGCTATTGACTGTGCTGGTCCTGGCATAATTTTTTGTTTTTATCTATTTCTGTTATTAAGTCATTTAAGACCTTTATTCTATAAATACCTTCTTGTCTTAAAATTTTATTAGTATCTGAATCATGACTATCTATTTTAACTTTCGGTAATCTAATTTTATCTTTTTGATACTGATTAGGCATCCCAATAGAACTCATGTTATCTTTTTTACTTTGGACCTTACTTCTCATATCACTCAATTTTGTGTGTACCCAATTTTTCATTTTGGTACCTCCGTTTAAAAGATAAGGTGTTTCCGTATTTTTACCCTCAAAACTGTCAAAGAAATTTTTTATTCTTTTTAATTGTTCATATGATACATCTTTACTATCACATAAACCTCTTAAACGTTCATAACCTTCAACATCTTTAGGTCCTTTATACGCATTATATATTTTTTTTAAATGATGATTAATATCGTCATCGATTAAGATTTTATTACCACTAAGTTTACTATTGGCCATTATCCTAATTTTCTTTTTAATATTTCTTTATAATTTTGTGGTATATCAGATAAATCCATATCTAAAAGATAATTTAATATCACCGCCTTTTCTTCACCACTAGCACTATTTTTTTCTATAATATCTTTTAATGCACCAACTTTTCTTATTAGGATTGGGTTTGTGTCTCTAATTGAGTCTAGATTTTGGATATTGTTTTGTGATAGATTTTCTATTTTTTTTTGTACAAATTCTTTATCAAAATCTTTTTTAGTAAAAACATCCTCTTTTAGTTTAGCTTTTTTCTTAGATTTTTTTTTGGGCGGTAATTTTGTTACTTCATCATCTTCTTCACCTACATACACACGACCATAGTTACTGTATCTACTAATACCAGGTCTTTGCATAAGTACTTTATCGTCAGTAGTTAATTTAGATGTTGTCATATTATTAGACTGATCTACTTTAGAATCACCCTTTATTCTACTACCATCTGAATTAACTAATTCATTTAATAAAATGATATTCATATTAACTTTTCTATATAAATATCATGTAATTATGATTGTTTTACGATATTTAGAAATATTCTTCTTCTTCAGTGATTTCCTCTGAATCAAATCTATCACTAATCATATACTCTGAAGAAATACCTTTCATTTTCCAAAAGCGTTTTTCTTCTTCACTCATAGTCATAAGTTCATCTAAAGTGTCTTGGTCTTCTGGTTTAGTAGGTACCCCAGAAACCAACTCTAATTCTGTATTAGTAAAAAATTGTTTATCTTCGGGGTCAGTAATTAAAAGTGTTTCTCTAATGTGAGGTCTAAAAACAACCAATAAAGGTTCTACTTTTTTGTTAAAAGCGTCAATATATTTTGGTACATTATACACCCCCTTCAAATTAGGATTTTTTTCTATTTGTTCACTTGTGATTAAATAGGAGTTAAAAACTAAAGTACCTTCTGGTGGGTCATTTTTAGTTTTCTTTAGTTGTATGTCACCATGTGATTTTTTAGTACCATTATTAACATAATAAATATCATCACCTAATTGTACATGGACATTTTCTTTTATTATTAATTCCATGTGTGCCTGTCTAGGTAAATCACCACCATTTTTATTTGTACCCCTTCTTTTATATTGGTCAACTGTTTTTTTAACTTTTGATTTATTAGCTATTTCTGCTAGAGGAATATCCATATTATATATCCTTTCAAGGTATTCATTATAATAGTCAACAAACTCTTTACCCTTACCTGATAACAATAACTTAATACCTTTATCTAAGAAGTTTTTAATATATTTTTGAATTGTCTTTCCCTTAATTGTGTTACCAGTTAATTTAATTTTACCGTTTGGTTTTAATGTCGCATAATTTTTACGTGATAAATTAATAGTTGCCGGCCAAACCTCATCAATATCCAACCCCATAACACCATGCATATATCTATCATTATATTCAGCAACATCTGCCTCAATACCCTCATATATCTCACCTTTTTTAACAAATCTATGGTACCCTTTTCCTTCGTATTTATGGTTTTTAACATCTTCACCATAAGAAAAGTTAACACCGTCAGTATCTAATACTAATGGTTCATAACCACGCTCAATAAAAAACCTAATCATGTGTCTTAAATATTGTCTACCAGTACAAGTAATGGTTTCACCGATGTCAATATCACCCCAAGGAAAAATATATGGAGCGGAAATAGAACCAAAAGCTGAGTTATTAAAAATCTTAATCGGTAATTGTTTTTTATCGAATTTACCGGCTAACTTTTCATCACCTTCTTCTTTATATTTGTTAGCCAAATATTTGTACTCATTACGTGTATCTAAGAGATATTTTAACATTGCTTTTAAAGCCCCAGAGACATCGACTGTTGGAAATACGTCATGCGTTAATTGTATAGAAGGATAAAGTGAAGCGTAGTCAAATTTAGCAATATTTTGACTAAAACCTAACTTTAATAATCTAGATAAACCACCAACAAAATCACGTTTTTCTTGTATATCAGGTAAAGCTAACCCATTTTCATAAGACCACGCCATCATCAGTGTTTTCCACATTGTGGCCGTACCCATAGTAATGGAACGTATAAAATTGGTTGGGACTAAAGCTGCTGTCAAAAACCCGGCTTGAGCATAAATATCGTCAACTTGTTCAGTCTCTAAAAGGTCATCATTAAGATATTCTTTCACTAAAAATCTACCGTCAACAACTTCCCATTTATCTTCATAACCATCGATAATTTTTAATTCACCACTTTTTTTGTCTTCTACCTCTTTTGGTTTTGGTTTATCACCATCTAAAGAATACCACTGTCCAGATGTTGGGTTATAGTAATAATTTTTATTTTCATTCCAAATTTTACCTAATTGGCCTCCTTCGATATAAACACGATTATTTCTTTCTATACCCGCTTCTTTAGCGATATATTTCAAACCACCACTTTGTAGACTTGAATTTAAAGCCATAGCCTGTCTAACCCTATGATAGGTATCCATAACATTATAACCCCACATACTTGTTTGGTAATAATCTTCCGTTTCAGCACCTAATTTAAGTGTAGAAGGGTTTCTAGAACACTTAATCATTGGGTGTTTGGTTTTTATTATGTCAGTGTCAATCTCGACTGAGGTGACTCTATTTGTTTTTTTAGACCTTTTTACATTACTTTTGGATATACCTAGAATCTCCATTCTACCAAAAATATAGTTCCAGTCAAAATTTTCTGAGTTATAACCAATAATAATAGTGGGTTCTAGTTCATGTATAATTTCAAAGAACTTATTATACATTTCTTTTTCTTTTTCTTCAGAATATTCACCGTCATCACCATAAGCTGTTAACAGTTCTTTAAAACCACGATTATCTTTAATACCAATCATGAAACAATGACCATTCTCAGGTTCAAGACTAGTGGTCTCAATATCGAATGTTAATTTATGGACTTCAGTGTAATCTTCGTAACCCTTAAATAATCTTTTTCCTGTTTGAATCATAAATTGTTCTACAGGTGGTAAGATTTGTATCATCTTATTTTCTTTAGACCACGGGTCTACTCCACCTCTTTTGAAGAAGTTTACTAAATCACGATAAGTACCTGTTGTTTTTACTAAGAACTTATAACCACCTTCTAATCTTTCGTTATCACCAGTTTCTAATTTTTCAGTGGATATACCGTATTGTTTGGCAGCTTTTCTAATAACATCCAAATCGTCACCATAAAAACCACTACCCCTTAAAGATTTTGTCCAACAAAAAGGTGTGAATTTTTGTATTTTGATTTTTTTACCCTTTTGTGGGTCGTCAATTACTAAATAAACTTTATTTGTTTCATCAATTGACCAATCATCTGTCTGATTTAATTCTACTGAGACGATATATTTTTCATCATCATGACCCTCAAGAAATTTTTTAATATCTTCGGGATTTGCTTGTTTAATTTCTTTTTTACTCATAATACTTTGATTTTTGGGACGGGCAAATCTTAACCACTCGTTATTTTATTTAATAATAGGCATAAAAAAACACATCGTAAATGGGTAATGTGTTTTTTGTTTTTACTGATTGTATGTATTTGATAATAAATCCTTCATTCTAGCCTTTGCCTTCATTAGGTTTGTTTTAGATGTACTTGGTGATATACCTAATTTTTTGGCTATTTCGTCATGTTTTAAACCTTCTATATAATACATTTCTATTGCTTTTTTATAAGATTGTGGTAATTGTGGTAAAACTTTTTTAATATCTTCTAAAGAAATACCTTCCTCATATTCCTCATCACCTACATTATATCTAGAAAAATCAAAACCTTCATCACCACCACTCACAAAAGAAATTTTATTTTTTCTTAATTCATCTAAAATACTATTGTTAATAACTCTTTTAACCCAACCCTCTAGAGAACCTGTGTTATCATATTTGTTTAAATTTTGGTATACCTTAATAAAACCATTTTGACAAAAGTCTTCGGCCTGATTTACATCTTTTGTGTATTTCATACATACTGACCTTAACATTTTATCCCACATACTAGAATAGATGTCTTGAAACTCATTTACTTCTTTTAATATTTGTTTTTTAGTAAAAATATTTTCAGATATTTTATCGGAGTCTATTTTTTCCTTTAACTTATTTATTAAACTATCCTTAAATTTCAGTAAAAATTCTTTACCATCTTTACCAAAGTACATTAAACCTGATATATTAGTGATACATTTATGTCCACCACTATTAGCCTGAATCATGTCCCAACCAGTCACACTTAAAAGTTTAAGTGCCTTTTTTTCCCTATCATTTAACAATGAATAAGGTTTATCCATTACTTTTCTTAAAGCGTTATGCCACCTGTCAACAGTATAATCACTAGAAGAACCACTCGGTACAGTATTCAAACCTTCTATGCCACCATCAGTTTCTTCAAACATTGCAACTAGGTCGTTGAAGGTAAATCCGACAGACTCCTCAACAAATTCTTTATTTTTTTCAGCAAAATATTTTATAGTATCTATGGTTATTTTTTTAGATTTAAGTTCTGATTCATATTGAGCTAAAACTTCTTGTGCTATCTCACCTAAGTTAACACCTTTTAATTCTCTACTAGCTTTAAATGGATTACATGATGCCTGTAATAAACCTAAAGGCCATGCTATGACTAAAAAGTTTGCGTCAGGATAATTTTTAAAAGGTACATATCTATCATATGCACCTGGTTTAAATAATGCCCCACCACCGTATTGTGATATAATACCATAATCCTTTATATACTCTACATTTTCACTCTTTTTTTGTGCTTCTATATAGTCCTCTAGATTTTTTTTCATTATCTCAGGTGAAACATAACCTTCTTCTTTAGCTAATTTAATTATATTAAAATAAATGTTTAGAAGAGAAGGAGATGAATTCATAACTAATCTTTCCAAAAATTTAGGTTTGTTTTTGTAAGCCAATAATAGTTTATTAGTTACTAAAGCCATGATAATTTTATTTCTAGATAATTCTTTTTCTTTATCTAATTGGAAGACATATGTCATAATATCATCCGGTGTAACTCCCATTTTAACAAAATCAGCCGAATCTACCGTAGATATCATTTTAATATCATTATCAGGAAAAATATCTGAAGAAGAAACTATTTGTGAAATGGTCTCAACGTTTGACCTAGATGCTCTAAATGAAGTTGAAGCACCTTTTTCTGCACCAACTTGTTTATCGTGATGGTCTGTGTGAATAACAAACATCGGTTTTCCGTGAGCAAAATCTACTAGAACTGGCATTACATCACCACTTGCAGAGGGTTTTTTAATTGAAAATTCTTTATCACCATATTGGATTACTTCGGCATCAATTACTTTAATCCCGTTATTTTCCAAATAATTTTTCATAGCCAAAGCAGTAGTTACACCGTCAAGATCTTGGTGGAAATATATTTTTGCTTTATTATATCTATTAGCTAGTTCTCGTATATTACGTAAACCACCCTCATTCAACAATTCTTCTTTTATAATAATATTCATTACTTACCTTTTGAGATAAATATCATGAATTTTCTTTCAGTTCGATTAATTTATCTAAATATTGTTTTGCTTTATATAAATCTTGTAAACCATTCTTATGTCTCCAACGTGTAACGTACTTAACAATATTACCTTCAAAGAAATCTAAATCGTGTGAATAAGCGTAATCCCACATCTCAATACCTTGATTATAGTGTTTTGGGTGTTCGACTTGTTCTTTATTTTTTTCCATTTTTTGTTATTTAAGATAAAATGTTTATATTTGTATTAATAAATTAAAATATAACCTATGGTAAGATTAAAATCAACGTATACACCAAAAGATAGAATAGATAAACCGTATTCTAATCCTGATATGTCTAAAATTAATGATTTTTGGACTCAACCTGGTAATAAGTTTAACCATGAACTTTATTTAAAAATAATAAGATATAAAAAAGGAATGTAATGGAAAAAGACGTTAAATTAACTGTGTTTGATAAATTATCTCTTTGGTGGAAATTTGAGGCAAAGTATTATCACAAAGATTTTATCCACGGTGTTAAAAATCTTTGGAAATGGTTTCCTGTTATATGGAGAGACCGTGATTGGGATGACCACTACATTTTCGAGGTTTTAAAATTTAAAATAGAAAAGCAAGCTAAATACATCGGTGACCGTAATATGCATGTTAGTGCTAAAAGAGATTCCGAGATTATGTTGTTAGTAAGTAGGTTAATCAAATTACACCAAGATGAATTCTACGGTATGGAGTATATGGATTATCATAACACTAATTATGATTTTATCCCCACCGATTATAAAATTGATGGTGAGGAATGTTTTGAAATGAAGTCAACTTTAATTAGTGAATCATTTGATGATTATTTTAAAAAATACCCACTTCAATATAAAAGAGTGGTGTCAGGTGAAGTTAGTAGATTTAAAAGACCTGTAAATGAACTAACAAAAGAATTAATCGCGATGGAAATTGCACACGAAAATCAAGATAGGTGTAATAAACTTATTTTTAAATTATTAGAAAGAAATATCCAAAAATGGTGGGATTAAAAATAACCACGTATAAACTCACTAAATAAATCTTCTTCTATATTCATAGACACATGTTCGTCACCAATAACTGTGTCTATGATTTTTCTTTTCTTTTCCAATACTTTAAACATCATTTCATCTATTGTGTCTACAGCAATTGGGTAGTATACATTTGTTGTTGATTGTGAACCTATTCTGTGAGCTCTATCTTCGGCTTGTGCGTGATTAGCTGGGACAAAGTCTAAATCATTCATAATAACAACTTCAGCTTTTGTTAAGGTTATGGCTGTACCAGCTGATATAAGATTACCAACAAAAACCATAATATTTTCATTATTTTGAAATTGGTCTACCGAATTTTGTTTTTGGGTACTATTCATTTTTCCGTTATGACCAACAGCTAATCTACCAAAATGTTTCATTAAAGCATCGAAAGAGTGTGTGAAGTTGGTGAATATTATAACCTTTTGTCCGTTTTCTATCGCCTGTTCGGCTAACTCAATAGTTCTTTTTGTTTTTTCTAATGCCAAATATTTTCTAAGAACAATTAATTCAACCATATGTCTTCCAGCACCTAATCTCTTACCTTCAGATTTGGCCCATTCTAAATATTCCTCAAAAACACTATCGTATTCATTCATATCCTCTATTTCGATATAATAAGGGGCCACAATTTTAGGTGGTAAGTCTAGATGGTCTTCTTTTTTTCTTCTTAAAATTAAATTTTTTGTCCTTTCATGTAACTCTTCTAGGTTAGAGGCACCGTCAGTTAACCAAATATCCTTATATGTACCGTTTTTTAATTTCTTTTTAAATTTTTTACCATCACAATACCTAAAAGCATATTGTTTCCAACTTGCTGTAACTGGTGAATCACATATTTTTAATAGATTAAAAAAGTCCATAGGTCTGTTAGCTAAAGGTGTACCCGTTAATAACCATTTTCTTTTTATTTTTTTACTAATTTGATTTATTATTTTTGCTCTATTACTAGTTGGGTTTTTGACCATGTGTGCTTCATCTAAGATAATTAAATCAAAACCTTCGTCATCTAAGTAATTATTAATTTCGTGTTCTTTATAAACTTTTCTACCGTCTATTATGGTTTGAAAATTTTTCAATATGTCATAATTAATAATGGTATATTTTTTAGGATTCCAATGACCGGATTTAATTATTGAGATTTGTTCTTCTGGGATATAAGCATTAACCTCCCTAAACCAATTTATTTTTGCATTAGCGGGACAAACAATCAATATTTTTTCAGCACCAGACTCTATAGATGCTATTGTAGACATTAAAGTTTTACCTAATCCCATGTCATCACCTAAGATTCTATTATTTTTAGATAGAAGAAACTTAACCCCCTCTTCTTGATGAGGGAATACTCTCCATCCACGTTTATCCATTTCTTGAAATTTATCAAAATCTACTTCTACCTCTACTTCCATATCATATAGATTTTCTGATATTTGTGTTTTTGGTATGTAAAATAGTGGTGAATATTTTTGATTTTTAAAAACTTTACCTTTTACATGGTAAGATTTTTCGGTTTCACCCAACACCCATTCTACTAGAACTTTTTCTGGGACGTGATTAAGGTCAAAATTTTCTTGTAATTGTTTACCAAAAAATTCTGTTATAGATATAATTTTATTAACCTCTACTGGGTCTCTATATAAATTATTTTCAATATACTCCGCAACACTGGGTGATATAAAAAAAGAACTATCTTTTTTTAATTTTTCTTTTAACGAAAGAATGTATTCGTTTTTACCCTCATATTCCTCTAGTTTACTTAGAGTTTTTCGGTTTTTCAACTTACTAATATCCATCATAACCTATTAAATATAAAAACAATTTAAATAAAATAAACGAAATAGGGTAATACTAAATATTTATAAAAAAAAAGATTATCTCATGTCCGATAAAAAAAGATTACCAATAAATAGAATGGGTAAATTTTATGATTATCTAGACTTCGGTTTAGAGAATGAAATGGCTCGTGAATTTGTTGAGGGGGATTTAAATTTTACTGTAATTCTGTTCAGAGTGGATAGAATTAAAAGTCAAACAGACGACACATACGGTGAATCTGATGTAGAAGAAATAAAATTTCACCCACCAATTGAGTTGAAGGTTAGACCCATGTTAGAAGAATCGGAATCTAAATCTTATTCTGAGGGGTATGGTAGATATGAGGATTACGGTAATTTAACTTTCACCATTTTTGAAGACCAGTTAACTGAACTAGGTGTAGATATTACTTATGGTGATTATATAGGTTACCCTGATAGGGAAGATAATATAAAATATTTTACCGTTGTTAACGATGGTAGGATAAATAGTGATAACGCAAAAACTAGGCTTGGTTACAAATCTTATTATAGAAAAATAGTTTGTGCCACAGCTGACCCAGATGAATTTAAAGTATAAATAAAAATGGCTTTACCTAAAAAAAGAAAAACCGACATTGATGTAAAGGTAGTGGACCCACAAGGTGGACCTAGACATTGGTGGGATCAATTTACTGAACAAAACAAACAATTCTTACCTAGGTCGGTAGATTTTGCTGACTTAGATACTGGTTTTGTTGAATTCGTAAATAATGATTTAGGATTTGTAATAAAAGGTGAAAAAGTACCTGTACATTTTTTAACATTACAGAGATGGAATGAATTTGCCCAACTATGGCCAAATACTGATAAATATAAAAACTTAAAAATACCTTTTGTTTCAGTTGTGAGAAGACCAAACCCAGAAACTGGTACAAACCCAGCTGATTTTAAAATACCTGTTAGAAAAAATTTCCCTTACATGCAAATACCTGTTTGGGATGGTAATAGAAATGGGACGGATATTTATGGTATACCTAATCCTGTTGGGGTGGATATGATTTATACTATTAGATTTTTCTCATATAGAATGAGAGAGTTAAACGTATTACACCAAAAAGTACTACAAACTTTTGCTTCAGCACAGGCTTATGTGAATATAAAAGGACATTATTTCCCAATACTTTTAGAAAGTATCGGTGATGAAAGTCAAATAGATGATTTAGAAGGAAAAAGATTTTATGTACAAACTTATGAAATGAAATTACAGGGGTACTTAGTAGATGAAGAAGAATTTGATGTTAAACCAGCTATTAATAGGGCCTTTATTACAACTGAAATAGATTTAAAAAGAGTTAAACCTGTTGCTAGATTTATTAAAGATGATAATGAGGATGACAAATCATTAAAAATAGTTATACAATTTTTACCTAGTGCACCAACAAGTATAAGATTTAAACCACACGAAAAGGTTAGTTTTTCTTCAGTGGGTACCGATAATATTAATGTTTACACAATAAGAAAAAATAATGTTGTAATATCTGTTCCATTTATAGCTGAAGCGGATGATGAACTTAAAATAGATATAGTAAAGTTGGACTCCACAAAAATATCAGAAATAACACTTAGAGGATTAATACTAATAGAATGAGTAATAATAAACATTGTGGGCCAGATATAGTAAAATATTTTATTGTAGAACCAAATAGTGGTGATAGTCTTACAGGTGTTACTGGTAATTTTAGTGTTTGTGATGGTATTTTATATGCTAACACAATAGAAGGTTGTACTGACGATTTGACCATTAATGGTAATTTATTTAATGGTGATGGTTCCGTATTATTTAGTTCAACTATTAGTGCTTGTGCAGGAATTTATACTTCAAATATATACGGTTGTTCACCAATAACAATCCACGATGAGTTAAAATTAATTTCTGTAACAAACAATAACCTTTTAGATAGAGCCTTAGTAATAGACCCTATTACAGGTTTAGTTCAATATAGGAATTTAACGAGTATTGTTAGTGGTACTACTGAGGTAGTTGATTTTACTTATAATAATAGTAACACTTTTACCATAGAAAGGAGTGATGGTTTATTTCTTTCAGCCACAATAAATCAAGTAACTGGGTTAACAGTTAATGGTGATATAACGATAAACGATAATACTTTTGTTGGTAACACCATTGAACCTTTAGTTACTGATGTGGTAGATATCGGGACACCAATTAAAAGATTTAGAAACATTAATACAATCAGTGGAACATCGACAGTATGGACATCTACCAACCAAGTAGTTACACCTAACTTAAATTTAGGTTTAGATGGTTTAGGTAATCAAAGAACAATAACAGCTAATAACTCTATTATACAAAACGATATTTTATTAGGTGGAAATTACTAATTAAATGATAACACATATTTATAAATAAAAAACAAAATGGCAACAAGAATTACGACTCATGTATTAAAGAACTCAGATATAGTAAATAGGCCCTTACCTAGTAGTCTATTAAAAGGTGAACCTATTGTTAATACAGCCGATGGTATAGTATATTTTTCGGGTGTAACTACCTCAACATCGGAGTGGACACCTGCAGGAACGGGTAACACTTCTAACTTTTTTGAAGTGGGTTCTAACCTTTATGATCTAAGATTAAGAAATAAAATCACAAAATATCAAGGACAAACTGGTTCTGGTCTTGTTGGTAAGTTCCTTTCAGGTACTACAAACGGGTTTGCTTTAGCGGATATTTCAGAAATTGCGGCATCAGTTGACTCTTATACAACAGGTGCGACTTGGTCACCAAATACATTAACAATTGAACTTAATAATGGTAAACCTAATGTCCCTGTAACAATAAATTCTTTTAACGGTATTACTCTTTATGGTTCAAACAATGTTAATGGTGATTTAACTGTAACTGGGACAACAAATTTAAATGGTCCAGCTTATTATAACAACACAGCATCAGCCTCAAATGAAATTGTTAACTATGGTTTATTAACAGCATTTTCACAAACAAATGATGTTTATGTAACAGGTAATACATTAACAGCGGCCAATAATAACACAGCCACACAATCAGCTCAATTAGAATATCATGGTGTACCTGTAGGTGGTCCTTATTTTATAACTACTGAAAATACTTACACAACAGGCGGTACATATAATAATAGTACAGGTGATATAACTTTTGTTAAAAATGATGGTACAACATTTGCTGTCGATTTAAGTTCTTTAGATTTAAATGATACTTACTTGACTGGTGGTACAAATAATGGCTCTACTGTTAATACAAATGTTGCATCAATAGGCTTACTTTATAACAAAAATGTTGCACCTGGTTTATACACACTACCTTATACAGATACTTTTGTAACTGGTGGTACATACAATAACAGTACTGGTGACATAACTTTCGTTAAAAATAATGGTACAACATTTGCTGTCGATTTAAGTTCTTTAGATTTAAATGACACATATGTTACAGGTTTTACTTATAATCCAGCAAGTAACACATTTACAATTTCACAAAACGAAGGACAACCTAATTTAACAGCGTCAATCAACACTGTATCAGGTTTGACTATTTCAAACTTAACAGCAGGTAGAGTTGTTTATGTTGGAACAGGTGGTTTATTAACAGATGAGTCTGGGTTTGAATATAATGATGGTACAAATTTATTAACAGTTGGTAACATAGATGTTCAAAATCCTTCAGGAACGACAGCTACAATAGGACAAGGTGGTTTAGTTATCGGTTCGGGTGGGTCTACTTCAACACCTGGTATTGGTGATTTACTTGTACATGGTGATTTAACGGTCTTTGGTACAACTACAACAATATCAACTAGTGAGTTATATGTAGAAGACCCACAAATTACTTTAAATTATAATCCAACTGGTAACACCTCTTCAACTTCAATAGCTTCAGGTTTAAGAATCCAGGATGGTGATGGTTCTGGTAACGATGTGTTCTATACAATAGCACAAATGAACACATTCACAGGTGGTGATGTTACAGAATATACAGGAGCAAATGGTTACACAAACAGAGCTTTCTTAACTCAATTAAATGATATTGTTATTAGAAACACAAATAGTAACAATGGGGCACCTGATGGTGTGAGAGTATTGGCCGAAGGAGATGTTTTAGATGGGGGGGTTTATTGAGTTGTTCGTGGTACTTACTACTTTTTATTATCTATAACATATTTATTAAGGAGAGACTGTTTGTCTCTCCTTAATTATTTATAAAAAGTAAAGTTATGAAAGGTATTTACAAAATTACAAATGTTGTTAATGGTAAAGTTTACATAGGACAAACACAAAATTTAATTAATAGAAAACAGAATCATTTTTATTGGTTGGGAAGAAATAGTCATCACAATGATCATCTACAAAAAGCTTATAACAAATATGGTAAAGAAAATTTCATATTTGAGGTATTAGAAGAAAGTGATGATTTAGATAATCGTGAACTACATTGGATAAACGAATATGGTGGTGTTAATTCTAAATTAAATTATAATTTAAAAAACCCACTAACTAATGAATTTTCTGATTATGTGAAAGCTAAACAAATTAAAAATATGTTAGGTGAAAATAACCCTAATTATGGTAATAGGTGGAATGAAGAGAAAAAGGAAAAATTATCTAAAGAAAGAAAAGGTAAATCTTTGGTGGAGAGGATAGGTAAAGAAAAAGCGGATTTAGCAAAACAAAAAATGTCTAAATCACAAAAAGGTAGAAAACACCCTGAAGAAGTTAAAGAAAAAATAAGACAAGCTAATATAGGTGAAAAAAACCCTGCTTATGGTAGAGGTGATAGGCAAAAGGGTAAAAAAAATCCTAACTATAATAGACCCATGCCTACCAGAAAACCTATAATACAATATGGAAAAAATGGTGAAAAAATTAAAGAATATGAATTCCTGAGTCAAGTAAAGGATGATGGGTATAACCCAAGCAATGTTATGTATTGTGCAAATAAAAAAGCTAAATCTTCATATGGTTTTATATGGGAATGGAAAAATTAAAGGAGGGGTAACCCTCCTTTTTTATTGTTTACATTTTTTAATAGATAGTTAAAGTTTTTAATGTTTTATAATATTTATTATTAACGGTTATATAACCTTAATAAATCACACTCTAAATAGAGTTACATAATAGTCATAAATATGGCAAATAGAAGTAATACCTTTCTTTTAAAGAGGTCAAATGTACCCAGTAAAATACCTAATATAGGTGATCTACAATTAGGTGAAATAGCTTTAAACACAGCAGATTCAAAACTTTACGCACCATATACTGGTGGATTTAGTGCTACCACAGAAATAAGACAAATAGGTTGGGATAGATTGTCAACATTGTCGGGTGGTACTGTTACTGGTGATGTTAATATTAGTAATAATCTAATAGTTACTGGTAGTGTAATAACTAGTTTCGCCTCTTTTGATGATTTTACTTCTTTGTCTGGTAACGTAAACACATTTACAACTAATGATTTAATTGTAAACAGTTCTTTAAATATTTTTGGACCTACTATATCTAACAATGATATTAGTGCACAATCATTTTATGGTACAACTTTTTCTGGTGGTACATTTTATGGTGATGGGTCACAGCTAACAAATTTACCTGACATTTATGTTACTAGTGGTTTATATAATCAAAACACAGGTGAAATAACGTTTTATCAAAATTCTGGTGGGACTTTTGTTGTAACAGGAATAACAGCAGAAAGGTATTTAACGGGCGGTACAATTAACTCTATTGGTGATACTGTATTTTCTGATAACAAAGGAAATAGTTTTACTGTTAGGGGTGAATCTAATTATGGTGCTGGTGTTCTACAGGGATCTAGTGGATGGACTCAATCTTTTAATGGTACTATAACATTACCAACAGTTAATTTCGCAATTTATGACAACCCTAATTTTATATCACCACTAAAAGTTTATAATATAACTGGTGGTACGTCTGGTACTGAATTTCCGGCATTAGTAAATAATGAAACCAATTATATATTTGTTGACTATAATGGTGGTAACCCAATTTACGATATTAATACCACTGATACAACAAATGGTAGTGATAAAGTAAGGGTTTTAACTGTTTATAGATTAAATAATTTTATTCACGTATTAGATTTTGGTGACCAAGGTTCGGGTACATCCAATAGGATTGTTAATAGATTAATTGCTACACAAAGATTTGCTAGAGAAAATGGTCTTTCTTTGGGTGTTAGTGGTTCAACAGGGGTTGTCACACTAAGTTCTGGTGTTGCTTGGAATAGTTTAAATAGACAAGAATTAGATGCAGTAAATTCACAAGATGATATATTTTTTAGAAATTATCATATAGGTGGTAATTGGGTTGTAACTACAACAGCAGATACTTTTAATAATTTATATTACGATAATGGCACAAACCCTGTTTCAGCAACTACAAATAGTTACTTAGTTAACTGGTATTATAGGGGTCAAGAAATTAATGACCATTTATACGAGGTTTGGGGAAATAATGAATACGCGACAATCGACGATGCTGAAGCTAGTGGTGAACCACCGTTACCTGAATTGGTAACATCTCACGCGTTTTTAGTCGGTAGATTAATTATACAAACGGGTTCATTTAGTGCTGTAACTGTTCAGAGTTCTTTCACACAACAATTCCAATCTAGTCAAGTAACAGTTCATAATAATTTAAGTGGGTTACAAGGTGGTTCTGCGGGTGAGTATTTTCATCTAACTCAGTCAGAATATAACAATAATGCTTACACTAATGTTGATAACAATTTTAGTGTTGATCAAACTTTTAATGCTAATATTATAGGTGAAAATGTTTTCTTTAGTGGAACATCAAATCTAACAACAGTTACTGCTGAAACTATATCAAATGTTAATTATATTGATTTTAATACCGGTTACACTCCGACTGAACAGGTTGGTAGAGTTCATTGGGATTCTGATTACGGTACTTTAGATATTGATTTAGAGGGAGGTAATGTACAACTTAAAGCGGGTTTAGATAATTTTTATTATATTAAAAATCAAAGTGGTAGTACAATAACTAAAGGTAAAGTTGTTAGAGCCGCCGGAACATTAGGTTCTTCTGGTAGGATACTTGGTGAGTATATGGTAGCAGACGGTTCTATACCATACTTTTTTACGTTAGGTATTGCGGGTGAAAACATACTAGACGGTGAGGATGGTTATGTATATGAATTTGGTTTACTTAAAGGTATTGATACAACTGGTTCTGATTATGGTGAAGTATGGACTGGTGGGACTATACTTTATGTTCACCCAACTATACCTGGTGGTTTAACTAGTGTAGAACCAACAGAACCAAATTTAAAAATTCAAATGGCAATAGTTATTGATGCCGATTTAAACGGTTCAATATTTATCAGACCTTCACTTAGAAGTAAATTAGGTGATTTACATGACTTACAAACGAGTGGTGCAACTAATGGTGATTTGATTAGTTTTGATTCATCGAATAATGTTTGGAAATATCTAAAGGCACTAAATGGTAATTATACGGTTAATGGTGATTTAACTGTGACTGGTGTAACTAATACTAATATACTTACTGCAAATACGATAACAACTAATAATATTAGTGGTACAACATATAACATACAATCACCAATAAATGACGATACTTTAGATGAGTTTTTAGTTATAGATGGTGGTGGTAATTTCTTTACTAGGAATTTTAACAGTGTAAATTACATACCGAATACAGTTACCGTTTCTTTATCTGGTGGTAGTGCTGATTTTACGTCAATTAAAAGTGCGGTTGATAGTATAACTGGGGCAACATCAACAAACCCTTGGTTGGTTAAGGTTGGTCCTGGTAGGTATAATGAAGATACAATAACTACAAAACCATTTGTTTCGATTATTGGTGATAGTTCGGTAACCACTATTGTTAACGCAAACAACCCTAATCAACCTTTATTTTTAACATCAGACAATACTTTTATTTCTGATATGTTAATTCAAGGGTGTACTGGAACTGGTGTTGCGGCGGTTTTATATTCATCATCAACAGTAACCGCATCAAATGCTATAGTTTATATTGAAAATGTCAGATTTGGTGCTAATTATACCCACGTTAAAAATAGTCCGTATGGTGGTGGTAACACTGCAATACAATGTACAAATATTAAATACGGAGCACAACCATTTACATTAGGTTTTTATATGACAAGTGATGGTGCTAGTACAGGTAGATTTCAGTTGAGGAACGTAACTACAACTGCCGGTGGTGTTGTAAATACAACAGGTTTAACATTCGCTAAAGTTGATCAACCAAACTGTACTATTATAGGTAATTTAGTTACTGTAACTAAGGCTGGTTCAGCACCAGTTAGTGGTATTGGTTTCCAAGTAGAGAATGGTGGATTGTTAAGACTTAATGGTTTTAATATACAAAGATTTGGTACAGGTATATATGTACCACAAGTTGGGTTAGCCCCAACAATTGATGCTGTAGGTTTAAATTTTGAAAACTGTACAACAGATGTTGATATTATTCACTCAGGAGCAACTGGTAAAGTTAATGGTACTGATAATTTTTTAAAAACAAAAATAAATATAGATGCACCTTTATATGAAGTTAATCAAGACCAAAGACAAATTGTCGTAGCAAAAAAAGGCGGTGATTTTAATTCGATTAAATCAGCTGTTGATTATCTTATAAATAATACAACCACCTCTTCTAGTAATAGATATATTATTAGTGTAGGACCCGGTACTTTTATTGAAAATGAAATTGATTTAACTCAAACACCGTATGTAAGTATTGTTGGTAGTAGTATTCAAACAACATTAGTTGTTGCAAGTGGTAATACTCAAAATGTATTTAATATTGGACAAACAAATGAATTGTCATTCCTTTCTATTTCTGGTGCTAGTGCTGGGTACGCTGCGGTATATGCCTTTGATATAGGGGATTTTGGTCAATTACATAAAATCTCAATTTATGATTGTGATACAGGTATTTGGGTTGAATCAGATACTCAAGACACTATATTATATGGTGAATACGTAGATATTAATGGTGAGTTTACATATGGCGTTCAATGTGTTGGGAACAACGGATTTCTTGCACTTGCCAATATGGAAAACTATTATTTATTCCCAACAGGTACCGGCTCTACCATAGGTAACTACTTAACAGGTAGTGGTTCGAGTATTAATTTAACATCATCTTCATTAGAAGGTGTTGGTTCTAGTGGGTCAACGTCAGTATTATCACAAGATGGTGGTAATATAAATATTGCAGCAACAGATATCATTGGTTGGGATTACGGTTTAAGAATATTAAATGTTGGTGACCCATCAAGATTTGAAATTAATGGTACAACATTTTTAGATAATGTTTGGGATATTAATGTCGAACAATCATCCGCAACAGGTGTATTCCAAGGGATTGCAGACCACGAAAAAGTTACAACAATAAGTGAGAATGTTTATTGGTCATTTTTAGACTCTGCTGATGGTGAATTAGATATTACCAGAAAAGCTTCTGTAACATTTACTGATGGTTCACACACTGATTTTACAACCCTTATTTTTGAGGGTGGTACTATGGGTATATTAAGTGGTGGTAGTATTAGTGTTATAAGTGGAACAACAATTCAGGCAGATGCGGGATTTGGTTATTTAGAAAAATCAAATAATGATGGTACTGTTAGAAGAATTGATTGGAGTAATTCTCAAATTACACTATCCCCAAATAGTGATAATTATATTTTTATAAATGAGAACAGTAATCTTTCTTCATCTGGGTCAAGACCAAATTCTTTTTATAATATAATTTTAGGTAGAGTTGCCACTAACTCTACAGGTATTGAGTTAATTGATTTAACCCCATTAAATGCTGAACACACATCAAATAGGTTTAGTGATTTATTTACCGAAGCTTTAGGACCTGTATACGCAACTGGTTCAATTGTTACCGAAGGTGTTACACCATTTACTTTAAACGTTACCCCTGGTGAGTATTATTACTCTACCAATCAAATAATGCCTATGGGTGGTACAGGTGTTACATTTACACAATATTATAGAAATGGTACAGGTTCTACATGGGTAACTTCAGCAACAACATTAGTTAATAACACACAATGGGATAATAATGGGGTATTAACGGCATTAACTACCGGTTATTACACAAAACACACACTATATGTTTTAGGTGAGGGTACATTAGAAAATTATTATTTAGTTTTAGGCCAAAATCAATACGCAACTTTAGTAGAAACTGAAGATGCAACATTAGCGACACCACCAAGTTATTTTACTGATTCAGTTACTCAAATCGCAAATGTTTATATAAAACAAGGTACAACAGGTGTAACACAAATAGAAGATATTAGACCAACCATTTCATTTAGGGCAGGGGGTGTAAATGCTTCATCGGTACACGGAAACTTATTAGGATTAGAGGCAGATGACCACACACAATATTTGTTAGCTAATGGTGGTAGAAACATGTCTGGTAATCTTAACATGGGTAATAACAGTATCACAAATGTTAACCTCGTTGATGGTGTTGATGTTAGTTCACACGCAACTAGACATAAATTTGGTGGTTCAGATCCAGTCGGTACTGTAACCCCTTCAGCTAATGCCATACCTTTTGCGGATGTTAGTGGTACTCTAGATAGTTGGATTTCTTTGTCATCAACTTCTACTTTTGGTAGAGTTAAGTTAAGTAAAGCCCCAGTATCACCGACAAACCCAATAGCTGTTAGTACTACTGATAATGGTTATTTAAAAGCTATAACAGGATTAACTTATAGTTCAAATATACTAACTTCTAGTTCAGTAGATGGTTCTACTACAAACACAACAATAGGATTAAAAATAAAATCAAATAGTGTTGCTGGTACTAGTTTCGCTGGCAACCCTAAGGTATATGACGTAACTTTTACAACAGCCTACCCTAACACAAATTATTCAATACAAATTACAGGTGGTGTAAATAGAACATTTACTTACGAAAATAAAACAACAACAGGCTTTAGAATAAACTCAAACGCAAATTTAGCTTTTACTGAGAATGTTGATTGGGTTACAACAGCATATGGAGAATCTTAATAATTATAATATATGGGAACATTTGTCAGTCAAAATATAACATCGGAAAACATTTTAAGTGGTATAACTCTTAGTGTTAATACAACTAATACCGACCAATTATTTGCCACCTCAAAAATAACAGGTAATACTGTTTCAATGCCTAATTTTATCTACATTGAAAGTAGGGATGACTTTCCTGCCGCCATTAGTGGTGTTAGGACCTTAGAGGCCAATAAAACTTATTTTATTAACACAACTGTTGATTTATTAGGTGATAGATTAGTTGCGGGTCAGAATACAACAATACTTGGTGGTTCTTCTGAAAACTGTAGATTAAAAAGTACCGGATTAACAGGTGGTACAGCATTATTGTCTTCTAATTGGTCTATACCTATGCGTGGTGTAACAATAGAGGCTGACAAAGCATTAAATTTAGATGCCACTGGTAATGCTAATCAAGCGATAGATTGGTTTGGAGTTAATTTTACTAATTGTAACTCTGTTGGTCTAATTAAAAATTATTCAAATGTGATTATGACCGACTGTGCGTTTCTAGAAAGTGCTGATTGTACTTTTAGTGGTACGATTGCTACGGTTGGTTTTGTTACTTGTTTATTTAATGGTACAGCAGGAAAATCAGTGTTCAATATACCAGCTGGATGTTCAATTACTAGAAGATTTAGACCAATATATTCTTCGTTTATTACATTAGCTGGAGAGACTAGTATCACGGTAAATCCAACATCTATTGTTAATAATGATGGTTTTATATTGGATACGGTTAATTTTGCTGGTGGTGGTACTTATCTTTCAGGGTTAGATGCAACAAGTCCTAAATCTTTATTTATTAATAATGTAGGTATATTAAACACCTCTAATTTAGGCCATTATTATATGATTAATAATACCACTGATACTACTATTGGTGTGGCTAATGTAAATGTATGGGTTAAAGCTGCAGGTACTACTACGGTGGGTGATAATAATTCACCTAGATGGACACACACAACAAATAGGGTAACTTATACAGGTAATGTTAGGTCTGATTTTGTTATAACGTCAACAGCAACAGTTAGGGCAGGTTCTAACAACCAAGTAATATCAATTGGTATAGCAAAAAATGGGACAATAGTAAATGATTCTGAAACCACAATTAGAACCACAACATCAAACCAAGAATATCCAGGTTCATCACAAACAGTTTTAGAAATGGCAACAGGAGATTACATTGAGTTTTTTGTAAGAAATACTAACACCACGGATGTTAGGGTTGCAGATTTAAGTGTAATAATAAATAAAATTCCAGCATAATGAAATTACAAGCATATATTTTAAACGGAAAAATAATAAATGTTGATATTTTTAATTGGACTTTAGACCAATTAAATGGAAATCAACCTTGGATTATAAATGATACTATCCAAAACGGATATTCAGACATTACAAGTATTTCAAATTGGGATTCAATTGGTTTTGATTTAAAGGACTATAATTATGTTAGAAACGAAATTAATATATTATTAAATCAAATTGGATTTAATAATTTATCATTAAACGAAAAAATAATAGTCTCAAAATATTTTTTAGTTGGTAAAACAGATAGAGATACTGTTTTGTCTGAAGAAGAACAGGTTAATTTTTGGAATATCCTTGTTGAAAATTCACAGGAATGTAGATTTAAAAGATGGGAAGTTGCTAAAAAATACATCTCTTATAAATTAACACCTATTAACTCATCAGATTTAGCAAAATCAACTTCATCACTTTGTAACGATTATATTAATTATAATATTACAACATTAACTAAAGATGGTGTATCAGGATTATTTGATTATTTAAAAGGTGAAGGTGATTACATTAATAATGGGTATCCATCAAAATCTTATTGGACACAAATAGACCAAGATAGGATCATTGATATATTGGAAAATGGTAATTATTAATTTAATTCGTCTCCATAAATATCGGTCTTAGGTTTACATTTTTCTTTAATTAATTTCTCGACAAATGCAAACATTTTAAGACCATTCTTTTCACAATACTCTTTTAATAATTTATGTGTTTGTGGTGTTATTTTTAAGTTTTTATCCCTTTTCATATACCCTTTCTTTATAAGTATGACAAAAGTATCTTTTTTTTCATAGTTATTTTGTGGTGTAAACCACAAAATAAATTTTTTGCTTTTTTTAGCAATATTTATTTAGAAAATAACTAAGAATAAAAAACTAATTAAATGGCAGATAAAATATTTGTATCACCAGGTGTGTTCACATCTGAAAAAGATTTAAGTTTTGTAGCACAACAAGTTGGTGTTACAACATTGGGTTCTGTTGGGGAAACTTTAAAGGGTCCAGCATTTGAACCAATATTCATAACAAATTATGATGAATTTACTGCCATTTTTGGTGGTCAGAATCCTAGTAAATTTGGTAATGACAAACCTAAGTATGAATTACCTTACATTGCTAAAAGTTATTTATCACAGTCCAACCAATTATTTGTCACTAGAATTCTTGGTTTAACCGGATACGATGCTGGTTCAGCTTGGGTAATAACAGCTAACGCTAATTACAACCCTGACACTATTGTATCCGCTATAACAACTTTAGACTGGACAGCCGATTTCTCAGGTGGTACTACCTATTTCAATATATCTGGTCTTGGAGCAGCGGAAGCATCATATTTATATTCATTAGGTTTATTCCCAATACAATCAGCTTCATTTACTTCAGGTGTAGTTCCTAGTGATTTAATTACTTATCCAGAAGGAATTGTATTTGATAAAATTGGTTCTTCTTTTAGTGGTGTGTCAGCAACAATAGAACAAACTAGTTATGATTCTATTAACGCAACAGGTACTACTTCTGGTACCGTTACTACTTGGGCAGCTTCAGCTTATACTGAATATGAGGGAATTGTATTAGCAATGTTAAGGTCTAGAGCTTATTATAGTTCAGATAATTTAATATGGGATACTCTACAATCTTCTGGTGGTTTAGTTATGGACCCAGGTGGTGTAGCAACTAACCCTGTAGCCGGATTTATATTATCAGCAACATCAAGTACCTCAAGTAGCGTTTCTAAATATGAAGTATCGATGGATGTAAACGCTAGAAACTATCTACCTAGAGTATTGGGTGTAGAATGTTTTGATAAATCCTCTATGGTTTTTGTTGAAGAGATATATCCTGAATTATTACAAAAATTAATCGAGAATAATTATATTTTAGGTTTAAATACTTCTTTAACACATACAGTTGATTTTGAAAATTACAAACAACAATGGCAAACACCTGAAACACCTTGGGTTGTTTCTGAATTACGTGGTAACATAGTTGATAAGTTATTTAAATTTATATCTATTTCTGATGGTGATTCAGCAAATAAAGAAATAAAAATATCTATTCAAAATATTAAACCTGACACAAAAGAGTTTGATGTTGTTGTAAGAGATTATTATGATGTAGATTCTAGACCATCTATTATAGAGAGATTCTCTAAGTGTGTTATGGATCCTAATTCTGATAACTTTATAGCTAGAAGAATCGGTACTGCTGACGGTGAGTTTTCTTTAAGAAGTAGATATATCATGGTTGTTCAAAATCCTAACGCACCAATAGACGCTTTCCCAGCAGGGTTTGAGGGTTATATCGTTAGAGATTACCCAACGGGTGTTTTAGCACCAGCTCCTGTATACAAAACTTCTTATCAACCTGAACAAGAAAAAATTAAAAAAGTATATCTAGGATTTACTAGTACAGTTGGTTTTGACCAAAACTTATTTAACTGGAAAGGTTATACTAACGATTCTTCACCTAACCAATGGACAGCAACTACAAAAGGTTTCCATATGGATAGTGGGGCTACAATCGCAGGAAACTTTGAAGTAGGTGAGTTTGAATTTAGAACTATGGCTGGAATAGAGGGTACAGATTATGAATCCATCTTCTCTAGAAAATTCACATTCGCACCTTACTTAGGTTTTGATGGTTGGAACTGTCATAGACAAGAAAGAACTCATGAAGATAGATATAAAGTTGGTAAAGTAGGATTTACAAATGGTTTAGCTAACGGTGAGTTTGAACAAATTAGTCAAACTGAAGGTACTTCTGATTACTACGCTTATTTACAAGGTATTAGAACTTTCGCTAACCCTGAAGCGGTAAACATAAACGTTTTAACTGTTTCTAACGTTGAATTCGGTGATAACAATGATTTAGTTTCTGAAGTAATAGATATGGTTGAGGAAGAAAGAGCTGACTCTGTTTATATCTTAACAGCTCCAGAAGGTGTGACATACGAAAATTCAACACAATTAACAGGATTAGGATTTAATTCAGCAGAAGTTTCTACACCAGAAGATATCGTAGATTTATTAGACTTAGCTGATATCGATTCTAACTATACAGCCACTTATTGGCCATGGATACAAAAAAGAGATAATGAAAACAATGTTAACGTTTGGTTACCACCAACACATGAAGTTGTTAGAAACATCGCTTTAACAGATAACGTATCATTCCCATGGTTCGCTTCAGCTGGTTACACAAGAGGTCTTACTTCAGCACTTCAAGCTAGAGTTAAATTAACTGAAGAAGATAGAGATACTCTTTATGAAGGAAGAATTAACCCAATGGCTACATTCTCTGACCAAGGGGTTGTAATTTGGGGTAACAAAAACTTACAAGTTAAAGACTCAGCTCTTGATAGATTGAACATTAGAAGATTGTTACTACAAACAAGAAAACTAATATCAGCTGTAGCAGTAAGATTACTATTCGAACAAAACGACCAAATAGTAAGAAACCAATTCTTATCACTTGTTAACCCAATCTTGGAAAACATTAAGAGAGAAAGAGGTTTAGCTGACTTTAGAGTGGTACTTTCTAGTGACCCTGAAGAAATAGATAGAAATGAATTAAGAGGTAAAATTTATGTTAAACCTGTACCAGCATTAGAATTCATAATCTTAGAGTTCAATGTAACGTCTACAGGAGCTTCTTTTGATGATATCTAATGAATAAAAAATGAAATAAAATGGGGAAGAATAAGCAACTTCCCCATTTTTAATATATTTATTAATAAAAAAGAAAATATGTCAAAACTTATAACAAGAAAACAGTTAAGTATGGTAATTGAATCTACACTTAAAGAATCTCAATATATGAATGAGGCTGAAGGTGAAATTAAACTTACTAAACAACATATGGATGACTTACATAAAAATGGTCACTGTATGTGTGACGACAAATGTTTAGTTTATTATGAGGATATTAAAGGTGATGACAAAAAAATGTCAGAACTTTTAACTAAATTATCTTCAGAAAAAATGGACTGTGTTGTTATTTCAAAAGAACAAATGGACACACTACATAAAGACGGTAAATGTGATTGTGGTAACAATGTCACACTTTCTTATGACGATGAAATGAAAGAAGGTGATTACATGTCAGAAAATAAAATGTGTTCAGAATGTGGTACAGGAATGATGGTAGAAGGTACTTGTAATGAATGTGGGTATTCAATGAACATGGTTGAAGCTGGTGTTGATGAAGGAAATGAATTTACTGGTGAATTAGAAAAAGCTAGAGAAGAAGGTAAAGCTACCTTTACTGTTGATGGTAAAACTTATAAAGTAGAACCAGCTGACGAAGATAAAAAGGATGATGTTGCAGAATCTGTAAACGGTTTAGCTGAATCAGTAACTAAAACAACAAACAATAAAATCCTAAAAGAAGATATGGACTTCTTTAATAAAATAATAAATTATAATAAATAAAAAATGGGAACTAGATATAAAGTAACAAAACAACAATTGGAGATGGTGGTTGAATCTTTTGTTAAAGAAAACAAAAAATCAATGAATGAATCACAATTAATGACTGAAGGAATGATAGATAATTTTATCGATACCCTTAAAAAAGCCGTAGAAAAATTAAAATCAGTTATTATGGATATGGCTAAAAAAGATCCAGAAGTTATGTCAGATTTAAAAATGATAGCTAAAAAAGCAGGACAAGACCCATCAGCTTTAGATGCTGGAATGGCTGAAAGTATTTTAGGTGAAAATAAAGAATTAATGACTGAAGGTATGTTAAATAAGATTATTGGTAGAATAACACAAGCTCTTGGTTTAACTGGTTTGGGCGTTTCTATACCGGCATTCGCTTCACAACTTATGGGATACACTGATTCTAAATGGTTAACACAATTACACAATTATTTAGAACCTTATTGTAATATGTTACCACATCCTACTTATTGTGGTCCATTTGCTATGTTAGCAATAGGCTTATCTGTTTTAATGATATTCAGAGGAGTTATTAGAGCACAGAAATAATTATTAATTAGATAGTAATTAAAAAGGTGTGAATTAATTCACACCTTTTTTGTTTTTTAAATGTTTTTTTAATTCTTTAATAAGAAAAGAAATTTCTTTATTTTCTTCCACCATTTTATCTTGATTAAAGAGTTTTTTACCCAAAGTTATCCATAGAATAAAATGGCATATTAACATAGAAAGATAGTTAATGTTAAAAATATAACAAAGTAAAAACGCTGTAGATAACGATAAAACCAAATAAAAAACTTGGTTGTTAATTCTTTCGATGAGGGAGAAAAGCAAAATAAAAAATTTAACAGTAAAGTTAGACTTTGATTTATAAAAACTTAATTCTTCCATTAATTCCTTTTCTTCCATTTTATTTTATTATTTTAATTAGACGTATTGAATGCAAATATAGACATATTTTATATAATACAAAAATTTTAATTAATTTTTTAATATTTATATAAAAAGATTTTTTTATGAAAAAATATATTTTATCTGAAAAACAATATACAAAACTACAAAAATACTTAATAGAAAATAGAATCAGAACTTATGTTTTTGATTGGGACGATAACATCCTTTATATGCCTACAACAATTAAGATGGATAAAAAAGAAGGTGATTCGTGGGTTCCTATTGATGTCTCTACAGAAGAATTTGCTCAAGTTAGAACAAATCCAAATTATAGGTTAAGAAACAATGATTCTAATTTAGCCTTTAAAGATTTTAAAGAATCAGAACCTTTTATTAGAGACGCAAAACAAGCTATTCACGCTAATAAATTTGCACCAAGTGCCGATAAATTTAAGGAATCTTTAATATACGCCAACCCTTTTGGTATTAATACAGCTAGGGGTCATAAACCAGAAATTCTTAGAGATGGTGTTAGACTTTTTATCGATATGGTATTAACTAGAGAAGAAAAATCTGAAATGGTTAATAACATTAGAAAATTATTAAAACAAACAGAAGGTTTAACTGATGACCAAGCAATAGATTTTTATTTAGATGAGATGGGTGAGTATTATCCTGTATCATCAGATGAATTTGGTCAAAGATTTGGTTTGGAGGTATCGGGTGGTGCAGCAAACCCTGAACACGCAAAAAAAGTCGCTATTGAAGATTTTGTTAAAAAAATATTTAGAAATATAGGCACACTAATTAATGGTGATTATACAAAAATGTCTGTTGGTTTTTCAGATGACGATATTAGAAATGTTAGGTCAGTTGAAAAATTTATAGAGGAGGAATTGAATAAAATGTACCCTGAAGTACATTTCGTTGTTTACGATACATCTGAAAAAGGAAAACGTAAAATGGTGATTGAAAAGGAATGAAACATCTAATTAAAAAAATATTAAAGGAGGAGATGGAAGATTTTGATTGGACAAATCAAATTGATCCATTACAATCTTTTGAAGATTATTTTTATGGTAGAAACAGAAGAGGTTTTACCCCTGGTGATTACATAAAACGTGATATCACTTGGTGGCTAAATTGGTGTGACGAATCTATTATGTCACACGCCGTTTTTATGGATGATATTCAAGAGTTATCCGAAATGGTTAACGACTTAGTTAACCCAAGAGATGGTAGTCAAAAATACGCTTTGTTAGCGAAAGATGTTTATTCTTATTTATCACCACTTAGATCTCTTGGAGGTAAGAGTATATTACAATCTTCAGCCTCAGAAATTTATCAGGCTTACGAATATTTCGGTCAATTTGCTGAAGATAATAATTTAACAATTTTAGAAACATTAGATATTTTTAAACAATGGTTAAATAAAAGAGAAAAAGAAGGTAAACCACTACATAATTAATCATGAAGTATATAATTAAAAAAATATTAAAAGAATCTGATTTTGATTGGATAAGTGATGTCCCATCTTTTATTGAAATAACGGAACCAGTCACACAAAAAAATCCAAAGAATGTTTTTAGGTTACATTGGACTAATGGTCATGGTGAAGATAGAGGAACTTGGGTTGATAACTGGTATACTTTTAAAAATGATTCTGATGGAACTGATAAATTAATCAGGTATGTTAAAATTTTACAAAACGGTTTTAATTCGTCTGGTTATTTTAGTCTTGAGAAATTAATAGATTTATATTTAGATGGTGGCAATGATTATATTGTAACCAATTGGATGAAAAATGAATTAAATAAAATCCCTAAAAATGGTTTTGATGAGGATACTGTATATAATACAGAAAGAGATGCCTTAGATGAAATGTTAAAAGATGACCTATATGATATGGGTATTTTATCTTACGATTCTTATAGTGGTGATTACGCAACAGTAGAAAGATGGTGGATTACTTATTTTGATGAACATGGGGTAGAGTTTGAAACAAAAATTAATAGAATTTAAAAAGGGACTTAAAGTCCCTTTTTTTATTTTTTATTTTGTCTACCTATTACCTCATCAATAATACCATATTCTAAAGCTTCATCAGCACTTAACCATAAATCTCTTTGTGCGTCTTTTTCTACTTGTGAAGGTTTTTTACCACAATACTCACCCAAAAGTTTAAACAATTCTTTGTTTATTTTTTCCCATTCATTCATAGTGATTCTAGCGTCTTGGATATTACCCATAGCTCCACCACTAGATTGGTGTAACATTGTTCTTGAGTGTAATAAAGAAGATCTCATACCCTTTGTACCAGCACCCAATAAAACTGAACCCATAGATGCCGCCATACCTGTATTTATGGTTTGGATGTTATTTGGGATATAATTCATAACATCAACCATAGACAATCCTGATTTAACAGAACCACCAGGTGAATCAACGTGAATTGTAATAGTTTTCTTTGGGTCTTGTTGTGAAAGGAATAAAAGTTGTGCTTGAACAATAATAGCCATTCTATCATCCACTGGACCAGCACACCAAATAATTCTATCCATCATTAATCTATCAAATACAGACATTAATGCAACATTCATTTGTCTTTCTTCAATAATGGTTGGTGTTACGGAGTTAGTAATCATAGGAGCAATCGATTGGAAACTTTGGTAGTCATGTAGTGTGTTAGAACCAATTCCCATGTGTTTAACTGCGTATTTATCAAATTCTGTCATATTGTTAATTTTTTTTATTTAAACAATGATATTTATAAAAAAAGAATTAGTCAAATGGAAAAAATAAATTATGATAATGCTTTAACCAAGTTATATGAATCGTTAGAACCTGTAGAAAATAGGGAAAGGATCGACGAAGGTGCTTGGGAAAACATAAAATATGGGTTATCTAAATTAGGAAGATATAAAGCTGGTGGTAAGATATTCGGTAAAGGTAAAGTAACTAAAGATGCTGAAAATAAAATAAGAGCAATATTAGCCAAAGAAACTAATAAATTACTTAGAGAATTAGATGCTGAAGTTAGAAGAGTTGCACCAGAATTCCCAAATGATAAAAAAAGATTTACCTTCCTTAAAGGTATTATAACAATAGGAGCATTTTATGATTCAATTGTTGCAGCAACAAAGAAAACACCTGAAGAAGAAGGTTTTTTACCTATAGATGCTGCTAATGAAATTATTAACGACCTTAGGGAGATTGTTAAAAAATACCTAGATGTAGATTTAGCTGGTGTTTATACCACTATGGAATCTGAAGAAGAAAGAGATAATATTTTAACTGAAGAAGAGATAGAGATTTTAAAATGGGATATTTTAACTGAAGAAGAAAAGGAATTATTAGATGAAAAAGGTATCCTTAAATCTATAGGTGGAGCAATAGGTAAAGGTCTTGGTGCAGTTAAAGCTGCTAAAGATAGAATGTTTGACAAAGCTTTTGGGGCAGAAAAAGGTTCTGATAAACCCGCAAAAGGTGGTTCGGGACAATCAGCGAAGTTTCAAAAATCATCAGGTAGTGGTGAATTTGAAACCAAAAGGATGGGTAAAGAAGGTCTAGAAAGTAATAGATTACCTCTTTTACTTAATATGGTTGGTGGTGCTATGGGAGCATATTCCTGGTTAGCTAACACCGAATGGTTTAAAAGTTTATTTACAGAAGAAATAACTTACACAGATACAGAACAAGTAACAGAAATAGTAGAACAAAAAACCGAAGTATTAAATGGTATAAAAAATGGTGAAGGTGTTTATGTTGGTTTAAGTAGAGTTACTGGTATACCTGTTGATGCTAACTCGGACCCACAACAATTTATTGCACAATTAGAACAAATTGGTGGTGGTGACGCTCATAAAGGTGTTGATTTATTATGTCAAAATGGTGGTTGGATGATGAGACCTGGTGATGCAGCACCTGGTTTACACGATTTAGTTAATAATCCCGATAAATACGATAATATGGGTCAGTTCTTTAAAGCTGGTGCTTCTGGTACAGGTAAATTGGTCGACCCTGATAGTGGTTTAGATACAACACTATATGGTACTAAATCAGGTACATTCTTAAAATCAATAATAGTTAAACAAGTACCTGTTTTGGTAACTAAATTTGTTACTAGAACCGCGGTTAAAACTGGTGCAGCCTATTACACCGCAAAAGGTTTAGGTAATATTTTAGGCCCGTTGGGTCTTGGGTTAGTTTTGGCTGGTATAACTGTTAAAGTTTTAAGAGAAAAAGGCCAAAGACAGTCTAGAGCAAAAACTTTAGATGATTTATTACAATCACTTAAAAATATAAAACCAACCGAAGAAAATATACCAGTAATCTATAATTTAGATGATGATGATAACGTTGAATCTAATAAAGATGGTGAACCTGTTAAAAAGGAAAACAATAATCTTTGTAGTAAAAATGTAGACGATTTAAATCAATTACTTTCTGGGGTTAAGTCTAGAGCTTCGGTATTAAGAAAAATGAAGTTAATGGATTATTCTAGTAACACAATGTTCCAAAAAACATTATTAGATAACTTTTTAAATTCAAAAGTAACTTCTATAAAAATAAACGGGAAACCAATATCAGAAACTTTAAGACAACTTTATGATAATGGTCTATTGGAAGCACCGCTTAGAAGTAGAGATATAAACAAAAAACAACAATTACCATCGGGTTGGGAAAATCAAATGACCGCTTTTTTTAGTGATTTATTTAAACTTTTTGTTTTACTAAACAAATCTTGTAAAAATAATCCTACCTATAATCAAATAAAAAAGTTATTCAAACAACTATATATTATAAGTAGAGAAGGTAAGGGTAGTTATAGTGACGATAAAAAAAGATCAGAATTATTTAAAAAATTAATTGGTTCTCTACAAAACTTTTTCTCAACAATGTCTAAAACACCAAATTTTGTTAAAGGTAAAGAAGGTAAACCTTCAGATGAAGAAATAGAAAAAAGAAGGGCAGCTAAAGAAAAAGGTAAACAAAGAATGACTAAAAATATAGATAATAATGTTAAACCAGAATTAGCACATTATAATCCAGGTGACAATGTCTTAATTGAGGAATTAAAAAGAATTAATCAATTAATGAAATAAAATAAAATTATAGCATATTTATAATTAAAGATAATAAAAAAAAACAAAAACAATAAATTATGGCAGATTTGTTAATGAGAATGCCTGTTCCTTACGAACCAAAGAAAAAGAATAGGTTTATTTTTAGATTCCCTACACCACTTGGTATCCAAGAATGGTTCGTATCAACAGGAGCAAGACCAACTTATACAGCAGAAGAAACTGAAATTCAATTTTTAAATACTTCTACATTCGTAATTGGTCGTTTTACTTGGGAAACCATTGACGTTACTTTCCGTGACCCAATCGGTCCTTCAGCAACACAGGCTCTTATGGAGTGGATTCGTTTACACTCTGAATCTGTAACAGGTAGACAAGGTTACGCAGCGGGTTATAAAAAAGACGTTGAATTAGAATTGTTAGACCCAACAGGAGTTGTTATTGAGAAATGGATTCTACAGGGTACTATGATTACTTCAGCTAACTTTGGTGACCTAGACTACTCTTCTTCTGATATCGCTGATATTTCAGTTACATTAAGATTTGATAGAGCTATTTCTGTGTTCTAATGGCTAAGGCAAAAAAAGAAGGTAAACCTAAAAGAAACCGAAGAAATTTAGCTAAAAAATTAGCTAGAATCGAAAATAATATGGTGTTACTTAAAAAGTACGAGAATAAATAAAAAAAAGGACCTTAAAGGTCCTTTTTTATTTGGTTTAATTACCAATCAAATCTGTGGTCGTAATCATTAGAACTTCCGTAATTAACTATTTGATAACCCCCATTAAAATCATCATAATCCCAAAGGTCTGAAAAATCTTCATCGTCTTTGTAGTGATAATCAAAATCGTCATCATTATAATCATCATCTTCGTCTTGGTTATAATAAAGATTGGTTTTGTTATCATCTTCACTTTTTTCATTTAAGACCTTTTTACTAGAATAAGCATTACTAAAATAACTAGAATAATAACTTTTTTCTTTTTCTGCTGGTCTTTCATAGAAATTCTCACCCAAGATTTGGTGTAATCTTAAACCCAATTCAAAAGCGTTCTCAACTTCGTCTACAACAACATATTCATTATCTGTGTGATATCTGTGATAACCCGCCGCCAAATTTAAACAAGAGAAACCAAATTTTTCCATCAATGGCCAAATATCAGTGTAAGGGTGTCTAGCCCAATCAGTGATACCATGTTCTAAAATTAAAGGACTAACTTTCTCACCAAACTCAGTTGTTTTACCAAACAATTCTTTACCCATTAAAGACATACTCATAGAATCACCTTTAGGAGAATCGTATTGAATAGCATACCCCACATTCTTGAAGAACTCAGGGTCAGCTTCTCTTGAACCAACGCAACCTATTTCTTCAGAAACAAAAAGAGCAACTTTTACATTATCAAGTTTGTCCAACATTTCCAAACAAAGAAATACACCACATTTATCATCACCACCAATACCTGAAGGTTTCATGGTTTTTTTATCGATACCTGTTAAAATTGTTTTACCATTTTCTTCAAGTTGTACAACCATAAGATTGTGGTTAATATCGTGAACGGTATCAGTGTGTGCAACAAAACATGGGTAGTATTCAGCTTTACCTTTTGTTACATATATGTTTCCCATATGGTCTTTTCTATAATCAAAACCTTTTTCAGAGAGTACTGTCTCCAAATAAGAAATCATAAGGTCTTCTTGTCTAGAGTGTGTTGGTATTGAAAGGACTTCTTTTAATCTTTGTAATTTAGTGTTTTCCATCTATTTTTTTATTTATAATACAAATATAGTAACTATTAATTCAACGGCAAAATAAAATATGAAAAAAAAATAAAATTAATGTATTTATATGCTGTAACAAATAATCTTTACTTTATTACTATACTGCTTTAGATTGATTTAAAAAAATAATATATAAAATTATAAAAAAGTTTTTAAGATGTCAAACACAACACAAAAAAACAATGAATTTCATTTTGAGGTACCCTTTGATGTACTTCCTCTACCTTCTAAAGGGTTACTTTACCCCGGACAAAAAGATTCTATTAAGGTTGAGTATATGACTGCTGCTGATGAAAACATTCTAACTTCACCAAACTTAATTAAAAGTGGTAGAGTTTTAGATGTTTTAATTGAAAGAAAAGTCAAAGAATCACCAGTACCAGTTGACCAAATGTTGGTTGGAGACAGAAACGCTATCATGATTTGGTTAAGAGCAACAGGTTATGGTGAGATTTATCCTGTTAAACTTACTGACCCTGTTACGGCAGATGAATTCGAATATGAATTAGATTTAAATGAACTAAAAACTAGACCTATCGGTGCTCAACCCGATGAAAATAACGAATTTTCATATACCTTACCTAAATCAAAAGCTAAGATTAAATTTAAAATGTTAACTGTTGGTGATGAGAGGGATATTATTGCTAAAAGTGAAAAAAGAGCAAAATTAACAAAATCACCTATTACAAACCTTTTAACTTCTAGATTAGAAAAACAAATAGTAGAAGTTAATGGTAATAGGGACCCTAATTACATTTCAAAATATATTCAGGTAATACCTGCTTACGATTCGTTACAATTTAGACAATATATTGATGAAATTGAACCAGGAATAGATATGTCGGTGGATGTGGAGGCCCCGTCTGGAGAACCCTTTCGCAGCCAAATTCCACTTGGAATCAACTTTTTTTGGCCTAACGCCCGAGTATAAATTAAACCTAACACAGGAAATTTATTACATGGTTAAACACATGAGATTCTCATATGAGAGTGTTATGTCAATGCCTATATACGAAAGACGTATTTATTTAAATTATTTCCAAAAAGAAATGGAAGATCAAAAACGTGAATATGAAAGAGCTAAATCTAAGAAGCGTTAAAATGATTTTCTGAATATTTATATATAAAAATAAATATGCCTGTAAGAGATATCATACCTGACTCCCCTTTTGGTAAAGCAAAGGATATAGATAGACTAAAAACCCAACCCGTAAGTGGTGACCAAGCGGCACATCATGCGGCTAGAGCCGATGTTACTATAGATAGAATTAAAGATAATTTAAGGTCAATGGGTATTAATGCGGCATCATTAGATGATCAAGATACAATAGATTATTATAAAGCTTTAAAAAAATTCCCCTTTTCTTTTTCATTAGATAAACCAATCGATAATTATTTTGATGGTAATAATCAAAATATTAAAGGTAAAGCAGAGGTTGACCAAGATAGTACAGCAGAAAATTTTATTATTTATTTTACTGTAACTGAAGACGTTGATTCTGAAGATGAATCCTATAAGAAAGAAGAAAAAAAATATAAAATTTTATTTTCACCTAAAACATTACAAAAAAATCTATTAAGTACTAAAATAAATTTACCCATGTTATTAAAGGGTAAAATTTATGATGTTAAAATCACTGAAGCTGAAGCCTCAATAGGTGATATACCGACTGATTCTGAAGAAAATAGTGATCAAGAAGAAATTAATAATGATAATAGCACTAACACAAATGTTGGTGATGATAAAACTGAAACAAATACCGATAATAAAGAAGGTGGTAAAGATAGTACACAATATGTTAAATTAGGTAAAGACGATTTAAAAGATTTAAATGAAAAAATAAATAATTTACAAAAATCAGCTAATACAATTAAACAATTAAAATTAACAAATTATTCTGATAACAAAAATTTCAGAGATGCTTTATTGTTAAATTTAATTAGGTCTAAAATAACAAATATTAAAATAAACGGTGAACCTATTTCTGTTACTTTAAAAAAGTTAAAAGAAAATGGTTTATTAGAGGCCCCTACTAGAAGTAGAGAAATAAATAAAAAAGATCAATTACCTGTTGGTTGGGAAAATCAAATGTCTTCTTTTTTTAGTAATGTTTTTACAACTTTTGTTAAATTAAATAAGTGTTGTAAAAACACACCTACTTACACAGAAATTAAAAAATTCTTTAAATTATTATTTTTAATTGTAAAAGAAGGTCAGGCTAACTATAGTGATGAGAAAAAAAGAGAACAATTGTATAAAAAATTAGTTGGTACAATCGTTAATTTTTCAAGTGCCCTAGCTAAAACAAGAATAGAATTTTCCAATAAATCTAAAAACGAAAGTACTACATCATTATTTAGTATTATTCAAGAAATGGTTTTTGAGGCAGAAGAAGAGTCTGATGTTTATGACAGAAAATTAAAAATATTATCTGTCCCTAATTTTGCTTATGAAAGAGATGATGACGATGATGAAGTGAGTGGTAGTGGTAAAAAAACTAATGTACCTAAAGGGGAATCCCTAGCTACTAGTAATTCTAAGATTTCAAATATTAAGGGTACTGGTGCTAGTTCATGGACTTCAGATAATATTGAAACATTTTTAAATAATGAATTTAAATCTAATAGGGTATTAGTTAAAAAATCTATATCTAAAAAAGATACACTTATATTATATTATCCAGGTATAAAACAAAAATTAGGTACTGACGCGGTATTAATTAGTACTGATAATATATCTAATTTATTTATAGGTAAAAAATTAAAAAATTATAAGGTTAAAATAGGACCAAAAGCAGCTGGTAGAGAGGAATTCAAAGAAGAAGGTGAAGCTACAATAACATTGTTACCAAGTTAATTAATTAATGGCTTTAAATAATAAAAAAGAAGAAGCAGAAAGACTAAGGATACAACTAGAGATAGAAGAGTCGTTAGAGAGACAGTCCAAAAGTTTATCCAATTGGCGTGAAGCACAAAAACAATTAACTAAAAACGCTAAACTACTAAAAGTTCTTAGTGCAGATATTGCTGCCTTAGAGGAAGAAGCGGCAAATGCCACAGCAGAAAGAAGACAAGAGATTGATAAAGAAGTTGCTTCTTTAAAAAAACAAGAGATCCAATTAAAGGCAATTAATAAAGAACTTTCTAGTGCTAAAACACTTTTAAAAGCCACAGGTAATTCAGCTTTAGCAGCATTTAAAAGTATATTACCTTCATTAAGTGAGGTTATAAATAAAGTAATGGAGTTAGACGACCTTACTAGAAAAACCGCTGCTAACATAGGGATGTCAGGTAATGCATTCCAAACAATGAAATTAGCCACTGAAGAGGCCAGACAATCCGCTATAAGATGGAATCAACCATTAGATTACGCAATAAAAGCTGTCGCATCTTATAATGAAGAAACAGGTAGAGCAGTACAATTAAACGCACAACAATTAGATTTAATCGGTAGAGTTGCTTTACAAACAGGTATGGCTGCTGAGGAAGTCGCTCAAATGGCAGGACAAATGGAGTCCTTTGGTTTAGGTGCCGGTCAAGCCACCCAAATGATAGCTGATATACAATCTATGTCAGAACAAATGGGTGTTAATGCTGGTAAAGTAATTAAAAAATTCCAACAAAATCTAGGAATGCTTAATAGATTTAATTTCAGGGGTGGTATGACGGCTTTAGCTAAAATGTCAGCACACTCTGAGAAATTTAAATTAAGTATGGAATCTGTTGCTGGTGTAGCTGATAAAGTATTTAGACCTGAAGGAGCTATTGAAGCGGCAGCTAGATTACAAACAATGGGTGGAGCTATGGCCCAATTAGGTGACCCATTTCAATTAATGTACCAAGCTAGAAATGCTCCTGAAGAATTGGCCAAATCATTAACTAAAGCGGCTAGAGAAAGTGCTGTGTTTAATAAAAAAACAGGTGAGTTTGAGATGTCAGCTCACGAATTAGATAGATTACGTGAATCTGCTGATGCTTTAGGTATGGATTACCAAGAGTTGGTCCAAACAGCTAAACAGGCCGCTAAAATTGAATATATGGAAAAGTTCTTACCTAGTGGTATGAGTGAGGAAGATAAGAACTTAATATTAGGTATGTCCCAAATGACTAAAAATGGGGCGGAAGTAACTTTCTCTAAAGATGGTAAATTAGTTACTAAAAAATTAGAGGATTTAAGTAAAGAAGAAAGAGACCAAATAATAAAAAGAGCTAAAGATGACGAAGAAAGAGCTCAACAAGCTAAATCTTTAGCTGGACAATGGCAATCTATCCAAAACGGTATAATGTTGATAGCGATAGAATTCTTACAACCACTAGTAGACGGATTATTAAGTAGTGGTGTACTTGATGGTATGAAAGAAGGTTTGATAAGTTTTGCTAAATCATTAAGAGAAAGTTGGCCTCAATTAAAAGAGTTTTTTAAAGGATTATGGGAAAAACTTAAATGGATTGCAACATATTGGAAAGAAGCTTTACTGGTCGCTGCAATAGCTTTTGCGGCTTATTGGATTGGTCAACAAGTTGTTGCGGGTATGATGTTTGGTAAAGGTTTTAGAATGACTGCTGGAGTAGGTGGAATGGGTGGTGCCGGAGGTGCTGGTGGTGCGGGAGGTGCTGGTGGTGGTATGACAGGAGCTCAAACAGCAATGCAAGGACAAGCCTCTAAAGCAGCAGGTATGGGTTCCATGATGAAGTCATTAGGTAACGCAGCACAAATATTAGCAATAGCGGGGGCTTTATGGCTTTTAGCTGACGCATTATTAAAATTCAATGATGTAGAATGGGAGTCTTTAGCTAAGGCTGGTGTAACATTAGCTGGTCTAGGTGTTGGTCTTTATTTCCTACAACCTGTATTAAGTTCATTTGGTTCTACCGCGTGGCCAGGTATCGCAGCTATGTTAGCTTTAGGTGGAGCAATGGTTATGTTAGGTGCTGCCGCTATGTTATTCTCAGAAGCAGGACCAATGGGTCTTGTCGGTATGGCGGTAGGTTTAACCGCGTTAGTTATAGCTGTTGAGTTACTAGGTGCTACAGCTCCATTAGGATATATAGGTGCAGGTGTATTATTAGCTTTGGGTGCCGCAATGATGATGTTAGGAGCAGCAGTTTATTTTATATCCGCAGGAATTGCTTTAATTGTTGACTCATTTACTAACTTATTTAGTGTAGTCAATATGGAAAACATTGGTGCAATTATGATGTTAGGTCCAGCATTAATCGGTGTTAGTATGGGTGTTATGGCGTTATCTGTAGCTTTAGTAGCTTTGGGGGCATCAATGTTACTAGGTGGTTTCTTAGGTTTAATTGCTTTAGCTGACGTAGGTAACACTATTAGTGAGGCATTTTCTGGTGTAGATGCAGACGGTATAGCTACAGCAGTAAACGCAGTCAACTCGGTCAATGTAGAAAACATAGAAGCCCTAAAATCACTTTCAGGGTGGTTGGCTATGGCAGGTAACAATATTAAAATAGAGTTTGGTGAAATCAATGTTCAAGGTGAAATAGACCTTAACGGTCAAAACGGAGCAAAAGCTAATTCTGATTTATTAACAGACCCGATATTCCTAAGAGAATTAAAACGTCTTATCGCAGAACACACCGATATGGATAAAAAAGGTGGGCGTTAATTATTTTTAAGCAATTCTAATATTTAATTATTTAAGATCTTAATTATTATTTCTTAAGCTCGCGCAATAAAATTATTAAGTAAATTTTGATTTGTAAATATTTATTATAAAAAGTTTAGAAAATTATGCCAACAGCAATAAACCCAAATAACTACAACATAGATTTTTTTCAAACCTATAGTTTTGGTGAAATTACAGATAATAGTTATTTAACATATTTGTTTGGTCAAAATTTACAGTCTTTACCTGACGAATTAGTTAACGGACCAGCAGGTAATTTCACTAGTAAATATAATGAAAAAGGTTTAGAAAAAGATATAAACTATACTACAATAACTAACCCGGGTTCTATTGATGAGTGGTTAGTTGAGGGTAATTTCCCTGTTAATCTTTTTGAGGTCAGTTATCAAAACCCTAGTCAAAACGTAGGAACTAACCAATACGGACCTTCTTCATTACAAGCTTTTAATTATGAAAACCCTGAACTAATTGTTGAAGATACGGGATTCATACAATACCCTACTTCTGTAGGTGGTAACCCAGTTGTCAATCTATTATTAAGTGAAGGTCTAGACGCTGTAGGACTTAGTTCAAACAATTTTATAGACTTTGATTCGCCTTTAGATAAAATAGGTAAAGAAAGAAGACTAGAAGAGGCTAAAATTAGACTTAGAGATGGTATAATAGAAAATACTGTAGGTAGGATTAATCTAGACCCATTAGGTTTATTGGCAGGACAACCACTTTTTGGTAAGGACTACACCATTACAAAACCTGCTGGTGGTGTTTTAGGTGATGTAATTAATTTTGCTTCAGATGTTGCTGGGATAAATACACAAGCTCTAACAACTTTATTTGGTGGTCCACTACCAGAAGGAGCTTTTGATTGGGATGCCCCATTAGATGACCCCTTCTCTGTTAGTACAATAGATATAACAGAAAAATTATTAGAAAGAACTGGTAAAGGTACTAAAAATTTATTATTTGATGCCTTATCAGTAAATAAATATGGTCCAGTAATAGAAGGGCAAAATAGTTCACTTTCTGAACCACCAAAGTCTAGTGATTCAAACCAATCAACACAAAAAGGTGGTTATCTAGCTTATGGTGAAATCCAAAAAGTAAAAGAACAAACACAAAAAGATGTTGCTGGTACAACACCGGCCACCATAGGTCCTTTAACTGAACAACAAGCTTTATCACAAAACCAACAAAATAGTGGTCTTAATTTATTAGGTGTTGATAATACAGCTAATAAATCAGCTAAAGATATTACGGGTAACTTACCATCGACAGACGGTATCACAAACAATGATACTAGAAATACTAGACCTGACGTACCATTGGAACCAAAAGAGTCTGAAAACCCTTCATTAGCATTAAAAACAACAGACGCATTAAAATTCCAAGGATTTGAATTTGAACCTAATGGAGCTGAATTCGACCCAACATATAATAACTATAAAGACGGTTGGGACCGTGGACATACTAGTAATTGGAAAAGTCAATATGGTGACCCACAACAAATAACGACATATGGGTCTGAAACACAATGGGGTTCAGAATTGGGTAACGATGGTCCAGAACCAGGTCCTAGGGTATGGAATAAAGATTTATATTGGAAGGACGGTAGAACAGAAGGTTTACCTAAAAGAGGTTTATTAAATTATACCCAAAAATTAATTAACAAATCTACAAATGTTAACGGAACTGCTGGTAGATTTATTGGTATGCCTAACTCAGATCAAAACTATGAGTTACAAGGTAAAGGTACCGATAGAAGACATGTTGAAATGTCTATGGGTAATTTAGTTAAAGACACTAAACCAAATGCTGACGGTAAAGAACCTTATTGTCGTTCATGGTCTGTAAGAAATGCTTACAATAAATACGATAACTTAATAAGATATGATGGTTTATGGAGACTAGACCAACCGGGTACAATAAAAAGTACCCCAGATGAAAATGACCCTGCTAGAAGATTAGGTAATTATTCTGTATTAAAAGACCCAGGTGTTGTAAAAATAGCTTACGAAAAAGATGGTATCGATGAAGAACTAGTTAGGAGTAAAAGACAAGAACTTAACAGTAGTTCTATACCCGAAAACCTTGTCATACCATATATGTTTTCTATAGAAAATTTAGCTTGGAAAGATTCACCACATTATAAAATGTTACCTTTGTGTGAAAAGGGTCCACACGGTGGTAGAATAATGTGGTTTCCACCATATAATATTAATTTTACTGATAATACAAGTGTTAATTGGGACACAACAAATTTTATTGGTAGAGCAGAACCAATATATACATATAATAATACGGAAAGAACTGGAACACTTTCGTTCTCAATAGTAGTAGACCACCCTTCTATTTTAAATAAATTAAGAAATGGTGAGTTAAAACGTACTGTTACTGATGAACAAGGTAATACTACAACAAATACAATAAGACCTAATTTAGAAACTTTTTTTGCTGGATGTAATACTGATGAGATAAAAGAAATTTTAAGAGAAGTACCTTTCATTCCACCACCAATATTAGAAGAGACACCTGTAGAGGAAAAACCTAAAGAATATATTATACCTACACCACCTGAAATAGTTGATAAATTAAGTTTTCACTTTAAAAACTCTAGAGATGATGAGTCTAAAGGTTTTTTAGAAAAAGACGTTAACACTAATGGTTATGAAGGACAACCAAATATAGTCACAAATAGTAGTTGCCCAGATGGACTTGTAGGTAGATGTTTTGACACTAATTACGAAAAAGTAACACTTGAGGCTTATGATAACCCTAAACTCTATACAGGTGGGGCAAATGCGGGTAATACCACATTTTCTTGTGATGAAAAAGATATTACTACAATAATTCCTGAACTTATAACAACCGAAAGTAGTGAATTGGTTGTGATACCCGCAAATTTCCCAAAACCACCATGTTCAGGTTTTGGAAGTAACAAAAAATACGGTCCTTGGGTAAATAAGCCAACTGATAAAAGATGGGTAGATGGTGGTGACCCAAAAGGTAATTATTGTTGTACAAAAATACCTAATACGTTCACTAGTGGTTCGACAACTTATAAAGCTAATGAGGTAGGGTATTATATAAAAAGATATGGGGCTAATGAAAGGTTTTGGGGTACAAACCCATATCCATATCCTGTACCACAAGAAAGAGGTAAAACTAATACATCTGGAGAAGGGGCATCACCAAAATTGGATTTAACGGGAATAGAATTACCAAATAAATTTGTTGCACAACCTAATGGTGTTGCCGGATTTGGTATAAGTCAATTAATAGAATTTTTAGCTACCACAGAATTAGGTAAAAACTATACAATTAATGTCATTGGTAACTGTAGTAATTTTGGTGGAGGTAATTATAACAAAGTTTTAGGTCAAGACAGAGCGAATTCAGTTAAAGAATGGCTTAAATCAGAATTAATTAGATGTGAAACAGAAAATGGGGGGGCACCAAAATTATCAGTAGAAGGTTTTGAACCAATCGACTTGTTTTCAGAAAAAGGTGATACAGAAAGTTGTGGAAGATGGAAGGTACAATCAAAAGGTAAAGATGAGGCTTCCAATGTTAATGGTAATGCTGGTGACAATAGTAATAACGCTTCTGCGGCAGCGGTATATACTTTAACTCCCGCACATTATCACCCTACAGACCCAGAAAACAATAATCATATTATGTTTAGAAGGGTTGATATATTTTTAACATCAAACACAAATTGTGTTAAACCTGCTTACGATAAACTAGCTGAATTAGAAAAACTAAGAGTACAAGGAATTAATGAGGCTAATAAAACAATTGTTGATGAAAAAAATAAACAAGCTCAAGCAGCTTATGACGCTGAAAGACAAAAGGTTTTAGAATTAGCTAAAGGTTTTATAAACGAATGTGATTATTTTGAAACAATTAAAAAAACAGATTCTTTCTTATATGAAAGTTTGACAGATAAATTAAAAAATTTCCACCCAGCATTCCACGCTATTACGCCTGAAGGTTTAAATAGTAGGTTAACTTTCTTACAACAATGTGGTAGACAGGGACCTTCATTTATAGATCCAAACCAACCACAAAACACTGCCTTTGGTAGGCCACCGGTTTGTATATTAAGGATAGGTGATTTTTATTTTACCAAAATAATTATAGACTCAATTAATTTCACTTTTGATCCACTTCAGTGGGATTTAAACCCTGAAGGAATTGGGGTACAACCGATGGTAGTTAATGTTGATATGAACTTTAAGTTTATTGGTGGTTCTACCCTACAAGGACCATTAAGACAATTACAAAATGCTGTATCTTACAACTTCTTTGCTAATACCGCAATTTACATGCCATTACAGAAAATATTAGCTAAAAGACAACAAACAGGATTCTTAGTTGAAAGTGACGAAGGATACAATGAGGACTCAACAATACCAGAAACATTCTATTATGGACCATGGGCATCACAAACAATAGCTGATGAGACAATTAAAGCCGACCAAGAAGCTAGACAAACACTTCTTGATCAACTTGATCAACAAAAGGCGGCTGAAGAAGAAGACAATGCAGAACAAATAGAGGATTCTAACCCTTGTCCTTGTACAGATGGTAAGGGTAGTCTAGCAACAAAAGAAGATATTGACACACTTAAAAATTCACCAGAAGCTAGTGAAGGTAAAAACGTTCAAATTGTGCAAAATTATGAAGCCGGTAATAAAGTATGGAAATGTGAAGATGGTACATGGGTATCACAACCTAGTGAAGAAAATAACCCATTAAATACTGTACCTGGTGAGGAAACACCTAAAGAACTACAGGAGGTAACTGTTGTTGGTACTACAAATAAAACAATGAAAGAGACTGGTACAAGTCCTTTCTACGAGTCAAATCCAAACTTTAAATCACTTTTAAGTTCTTCCGGTGAACAAACAAATGAATATGGTTCAATAACTTACCAAGGACCAATTAGAAATACAACAGCAGGAGAAGGTACATTCTTTGAGGGTGGTTTTAATATATTAGGTTTTATACCACACTACATATATTCCATGTTAACACCAGAGGCATACGGAATTTATAATTACTACATAACCAATACATATGATGATGGTGGAGCAGTTGGTGGAGGTACCAATAATGCTTATGTTTATAATGGAAATGATGGTAAAGCCAGTGAATATAGTTGTTGTAAATCAGAGTTAGGTAACCCTTCTAATTTACCAGCAAGGGAGGCTAGTGAACAAATAGCGGCCTTTAATTTACTTAGAAGTTTAACTGGTTACGATACCTTAAAAGAATGGAAAAACGGGTATACAGTTGGTGGATTTGGTTTTCCTTCAGTCGGTTCAATGGAAGAACTAGGTGAACTAATTAACAATAGTCCTAATAAAACTTACAGCTTACCAAGAATTAAATACGGTATTAAAGTGAATAAGAAAGATAGTTCTGACAGTATCACTGATTTTATAAAAATTGATATTAAAATTACTAAAGTGGGTTATGATAGATTAATTAAAATACTTACAGAAAATTAAAATTTATGGCAAGAAGATATTATGACAGGTATGAAGAATTTAGAGAAAATGGTAAAGTTAAAATATTACCATTCATAAGAATTCCTAGAAAAAGTACTGATCAACAAGTAAAATATAACGGTAGAACAAGACTTGACATTATTAGTGATGACTATTATAATAGCCCTAACTTTGGCTGGTTAATAATGCAAGCTAATCCCGAATTTGGTGGGTTAGAATTTAACATACCAGACGGAGCTATCATAAATGTACCTTTTCCCTTAAATGAATCATTACAACAATATGAGAGGGAAATAAAAAGATATATAAATTTATACGGTATTTAATATGTCTACAGAACCAGTAGTTATACAAAACGGGAATATTACAATTATTGACCCAAACCCACCAGGACACACAATAAATCATGAAGATATGTACATCTACGCTAGTTTGGTTGCTAAAACTAGGGGTAGAACTTTTTTAACACAAAATGTGGATAATTCCTATCAGCCACTAGAAACGGTTGATATTAGTACGGTGGATTTAGTTATTTCTGATTCAGCAACACAAGAGGGTTTGGGGAAAAGAAAATTCTTAACAACCAATTGGACCGAAATTGGTGGTTCACAATTTAAAGATACAAATGTTTCAGGTGACTTAGAAGGTTTTGGTATCACTAATGTGGATATTGAAATTAAAGGTAGTTACATCCCAAAAGTTGTAATTGACTTTGTTGATATTAGAGGGGCAACACTTTTTGAACAAGGTTCTTGTTCACCTTATGCATTATTTTTCCATTTACCATACCCAATATTTGAATTAACAGTTAAAGGATATTATGGTAAACCAATAACTTATTATCTAAACTTGGTTAAATTTAACACAAAATTTAATTCACAGACAGGTAATTTTGAATGTAGAGGTGAATTTATCGGTTGGTCATATGCGTTTTTAGCGGATATCTTAATGGGATTTGTGAGGTGTGCACCTTATATGGACCAAAGGTGGAATTCAAAAGGTATTTTAAGAGACAAATATGACGAAGCAGTAAAATATTATATAGATAATGGTTTATATGATGAAACAGATTATTACCAAGAATCTGGTAGTGGTGATGTTACACTACAAAGTGACGCTGAAGTTAGACAACCTTTTTGTGAACAAGGAGATGGTGGTACTGTAAACTGTATAACCCTATCAGAGTTACATAGAAGAATAAAAGATGTTGAGGATTTTTTAGCTTATGCTAAAGGTGATGATGATTATCAAAACTTAGCTAATTTGGTTTCTGTGAGAACTGGTGTACAACAATTATTAAACGATATTAGAGATTTTGCCAGAGAATTACAAGATGATGGATATGTAGAAAAAAGTAACGTTAAAGTAGGTAACCACCCAAATAGACAAGAAAGTAAGGATTTATTTATTTTTAATGGGCCACCCAGTGAAGAATTAAGAAGTATTTTAAAAAATTATTGGGAAAGGTATATTTCAGGTAATGAAGATTCTGGTTTAGGTGTTTTTGCTAGACAAACCGCCTCAATAAAAGATGAAAAAATTTCTGACACAGAATGTGGTGGAAGTAGAGTTGCTGTTTTTTCACAAGTAGATAGTAATGGTGGTGGTGGTTTAACTAACTGTACTGTTGTAGAAGATGATGAAACTTTTAAATATCAGTTTTTAAATGGTTTAAATAACTCAGGTGTTTACTTCCAAAAAGGGATGTTAAACTTGGCTAACAATAACAATGAATTAAATTACGTTGATCAAGACGCTAGCACACAACCAAACCCACCAGGAGATTATTACATAGATTTGGGTTGGTATATTTACCCAATTGAAGAAGATTTAAAAAAATTAGATGAAGAAATTTCTAAACAAAGAAATGCTGTTAAAGAAGCTATTGATAAGGGGGTTACTCAAAAACTAGGCTTTAGACCGACAATAAGAAATGTCTTCACAATATTAAGTTGTAACGTAGAAACTTTAGTACAATTATTATTAAATTGTTGTATTGAGGCAGAACAACATCACAACGACAACCAAGCAAGTTTAAATAATAGTTATGGTGGTAGTAGTACGGATAAGTTGTTAGAATTAAAAAATAGAAATGGGGATCAATTAAAACAAATTTATCCATGGCCAACTTATTATAAAGAAGATTATAGATCTACTACTACATATAATCAGAATGATTCTAAAAAAGAAACAAAAGAAGTCTATCCTGGTGAGAACACAGATTTTTTTGATTGGCCAGAAGTTAGATTTGTTGAAGATTTTATTAAAGCTTGTGAAAAATTAAATGAAGATGATGAAACTTTAGCGGAAGATTTAACAGGTGTACCTGGATTCGATAATTACATCCCAATAAACCCATTAGAAAGTCGATTAACACATAATGGGACAGAGTTGTCAATAAAGTATTTGGATTTAATGTCATCTGATTTAGATGGTAAGGATTTTAATAGTGTTTTATTACAATATATTGGTGAAAGAATGTTTGTCACACTAGATTTTACTCATTTTGATCCAGTTAGATACAACCCTTTTAATATTGGAATGGGATTTTCTGCACCACAAAAAAAGGGTTTTAGTAATGAAAACAATTTAGATGCTTTAGAGTCTATAAGTGATTTTAATAAAAGAAGATTGTGGATGGGAGGGACCAACTATTATAAAATAGACAGTCAAATAGAAGATGACCCAAATACACCAATAACAGTTCTTGCATCAATCGATGCACATAATTTACTCTCTTGTATTGATGATAAAAAAATTGCACAACAAATAAATTTAATAATAAAACAAGGTAAATTATCAGATGATATTGCTAGAGTATTTAAAAAAATATCTGAAAATAGAACCGAACCCAATTCAAGTAATAGAGAATTAGATTGGTTTAATGAAAATTATGACTATAAGTCACAAACAGGGGGATACACTAACACAACAAATAAAATATTAGAAAATAATTTAACGGATATACCTGGTTGGGAGGATACATATTGGGCCTATCACCCACAAGCTGGTCATATAAATTTTTTAGGTATAAAATCTCGTGGTAGTCTTGGTGATAAAGATGACCCTTACGGTGTTAGAATATACACTGACATATCACAAATGAGACCCGAATACCTTTTCCAAATGTGGGAAGAAGATGAAAGAAGTGGCGTTAGAAAAATGACTTTCAATGATAAACCTGACGGCGAAAAAGATAGAAAAGACAATCTAATTAAAGGTTTAGGTGATTCTTATAAAAATTATTTAAAAGATGGTGCTGCTTTAAAAGCAACAAATAGTTATATTTTTTATAGTAAAAATGATGATCATAAATTAAATTATTTTGATGGTTCTAACGAATCGGGTAAAGGTCTATTCACCACTTTAAATATAGGTCAAAGTGCGTTTGACGACACACAAGGGATACCGACAGATCCAAAATTCAGTCCTTACTATGCTTGTTTACCACTTTTTGTTGCCAATACCCAACAAAAATATAGGGGACAAAATATTTGGAATATAAGTGAAACACTTTTAAGTAATTATTTAGCTCCTTGTGGTGGTAATAATTATTTTGTTCAAACACAAGAAGGTGAAAGTGCTTGGAATTTTACTACCGAAATATCTAGTAGGGGTATATTTCTTAACAAAACAGCTTATGAAAATCAGGCGGCATATAAAACTAGTGTTTCTTTTGGTGATGCTAGTTCATTTGATAAGGATAGTTTAGATTGGCAAAAACTTAAAGATGCTGGAGCTGGTGATGATGCTAGAGAAGGTTGGGGTGATACCATAACTTATGAAACTATGATAATGACACCATTATGGTTAGACAATGTTAATAGATTTAGAGAAGCTACAACACACGTTAAGGGTTCTGGACAAAACCTTTCCGCCTTAGCAACTGGTTATGGAAGACCTTTAACAACCACTTCTTATCCTTTAAAAGGTCCGGTGGCATCAACTATAGATAGACCTAATGATTATACAAGTGAAGAAATAGAAAGTAGGAATTTAGCTTATTTGTTTTTAGCTTCTTGTAAAACAACACCATTTATTACTGCTGGAGCAAGACAAAATAATGATGCTGGTGATGCTGTTTTTAATTATATAAACGAACATTATCCTAAAGCTTTAATACCATTTGCTTTATCCGCAGGATTAATAAAAGTACCTAAAGTTTGGGTTTACGGTATAGGTTCTGTGTTATGGAGATGGAAAATGTATATGGGGGTTAATAAAGATGCCAATGGAAACATTAGATGGAGACACCCAAATTTTGAAGAGTTACCAATAGGTTTTGACCCATTAGCACAACCTGGACACCCATCACAAGCCGTAAACTCATTAGAAAACAAAAATAATATACAATTTGGTGTTGGTATATGTGATGGTTGTGGTGGTGGTAGAAGAAATAGAAGTACAACCAGAGAATTTACATTGAATAGTGAAAGTTTCGAAACTTATGAAAATCTTTTATATAAAGAAACACCTGGTAGACAACTTTGGACTACTAGACATGACACAAAAGTTAACACACAACTTAGTTGTTTTGTTGCATCTACAACAAGATGGTTAAATCATAATAGAGGTTTTTATGACGCTAATACCGCTGATAATCTCAGCACCCAACTAGCCCCACTATATGGTACCCTTGGTTATAATTTTGATTATTGGGGTGTTTATAACAATGACGAAATATTAAGGAAAACAAGACCACAATCTTGGACAAACAAGGGCGGTGGTTTTATATGGACACAACTTTACTGGAGTTTTGTATATGACGACCCAATGTTAACAGATCAAGTTAATTCTTATATATACGAGGATTTTTTAAGTTATGGATTACCACAAAATAAACAAATAGAAAATGCTAGTGAAGCATCTAGATATACATATTGGCCTATATTATTTATAACACCTTGGCAACATTTTTATACTGAAGCTGTTAGTGCTAATGGAAATCTTGGTTATGTAATTAATGACGTACAAGGAGGTACAAATAAAGAAGGTTATAACACACAAGTAGAAAAAACATTAACTCTAATACCAAGTGATATGCCATTTAGGGATTATGTCGGTAATTTTGGTCATTTGGGTAGTGATAATAGTAATTTTGCTGGTGGTTTTTCTACCACCGAAAAATATGCTTATCGTTATGACATTAATAACTCATTTTTAAATAAATCCTCTTTAAATTATAAAAAACCAGAAAAAGAGGTTATTAGTTACACAGATACAACTAAATTTTGGGTTTATGGGTGTGAAATAAATGGTACTGATGTTAAAAATTGGTTTACAATAGACGGGGGTAAATATTCTGAATTAATAGCTTTATTACCAACCTTTGTTAAAGAAAGATTTGTTGAAGAGTTTGAAAAATGGTGTGATGGGGAATGGAAAAATAATGGTTTAAAAATAATAGATCCAGTTAATTTTGGCCAAAAAGAAGGTGATAATTTAATAGCTAAAAGTTATGGCTTTAGTAGTTTTTACAAAAAAGCGAATACTGATGGATATAGTATTGCTTTAAATCAATTAATTGGTGGTGATGCTGCTGATAGTACTACAGAAGCGGGTCAGGTGGATAATGCTTATTCCGGGGTTATAGCTTTAGATCCCCAAATAACGGAAGTAAAAGATTTTTTTGAAAGTATTTTTGGTAAATATTACCAAATAATGGTTTCTACGCCTAAACTTTTTGGTTTAGATGTTTACCCTGGTAAATCTACTTCAGAGAGTAATAATAAATCCGCCTTTATGGCTAATAAAGTTGTTATTGAAAAATATTTAGAAGCTTTTCAAAAAGAGTGGAATGCTTCTTATAAAGCAAAAGAAGAACAATTAAGTGAAGATGCAAAACCAGAAGATGATAGTGTTTTAGATGATAGTGATACTAAATTATCCTTATATAGAACATTTAAATCTATTTGTGATAAATGGATATCATCTTCAAGATCTAATGGGGGTAAAAACACTTATTTCTTTAATATAACAGATAGTGATGTTGTTGGTTATAAAGGTTCAGAAAGAGTTCCTTTAGCAGGACACTTTACTTATGTTAATAGAGTTATGGGTGAAATTGGTAACAAAGCTGTTTTAGATGTTACGAAATTAAAATCAATGAAAGACAATCCTAAAATTAGTTTTTATAACCAAATATCAGATTTATTGGGTGAAAATAAATTTGATTTCTTTCCATTACCTTCATTTACAAATTTTACAGGTGATAAGAATGGTGATACAGCAAAGGTTGCTAGAGAAATGTTTTCACCTTTTACAGATAATATTGTTAAAGCTAGTGGACCTAATTTTATTTGTATGTATGTAGGGGGTACATCTAGGATGGTAGACCTAAAACCAAAACCAAATTGTCCAAAGGATCAAGAGGATATGGATTATAATGACGATGGATTTCCATTATCTGAAGAAGGAGCCGAAACGCCATATGAGTACCAACACCCTTCAGGTGACGATGTTTTAGGTACATCAGAACCATCACCTAATAAATACGAATATAAAGACAATAGTAGAATAGAAAATCAGGGATTCACAGCATTTAGAGTGGCTTATGGATTAGAAAATCAAAATCACTTTAAGTCGGTTGAATTGGACCAAACGGAATTTACTGAAACCAATGAATCTTTATTAGTTATAGAAAAATTAGCCGATGGTGGTAACCCAGCAAATAGAACACAAAAAGGTAATAATTTACATAATATATATTTAACTAGGTCTTACACTTGTAAGGTCGGTTCATTAGGTAATATGATGATACAACCTTTACAATATTTTGAATTATCTAATATACCAATGTTCTACGGAACCTATTTAATTACAGAAGTTTCACACAATATTAAACCACATCACATAGAAACTAACTTTAAAGGTGTTAGACAACCAATAGCTACGGTGCCTGTCGTTGAAGATGTTGCTATAGCTATGAGTGATACTTTAAAAACTATCGAAGCAAAAACAGGTAGAAACGATACATTAGTTTTAGATACAACAACACTTGACGATTGTGATGTATTTGGTGGAGGTGATTCAGATATTTCATTCGGTAGTTCGGATGTTAACCAAAAAGGTTGTGCGATAGCTCAAGGATTGGTTTCTGATGTTGGTTTAACACTAGAACAAGCTTGTGGTGTCGTTGGTAACCTAATTAGGGAAAGTGGTTTAAGACCAGCTATAGTACAATGTTCTTCAGGAAATTGTCCTGATGGTAACATTACTGAGAGTGGTGGTTGGAACGGAACAGAATTCCCAAGTACTTGTGTTGACCCACCACCATATAAACCTTCTCTTTGTAAAGGATACGGTTGGGCACAATGGACTTATTATAACCTTAAAAACGATTTTATTACACATGCTAAAGCTAAAGGTGTTGATTTAACAACAACAAATGCTACAGATGAAATTAATTTCAGTTATTTAAAAGAATGGCTTAAAACTTCTTGGAATGGTACAAATATTGTTGAACTTAAAAAAGCTAAAACAGTTGAGGAAGCGACCGTAACCTTCGCTCTTAAATATGAAAGATGTGATGCTTGTAAAACTGGAGAAGAAAAAAATAAAAGGGTTAATCACGCTTTAGCTGTATTTGGAGCTTGTAAATCACAACCAGTTGATAATACCCAAGCATCAGGAGCAGGTAAAAATTGGAAACCAGGTTCTAATGAAGACGCTAAATGTCCTGCCGGATTTACTGACGCCGGTGTAGAAGATGGTTATAATAACCTTAAAAGATATAGAATAAAATTATGTAAATTAAATGACACTAATTTATATATTAAAGCTAGTAACGCAGGAAAAGTTAACGCTGTTATAGCTGAAAATACTTTAAAAATGTTAAAAGACGCTAATGCGGCGGGAGTACCATTAAAGGCTGGTAGTGTATTTAGAACAATGGCAGACCAAAAACGTATTGGAAAAGATAATGGGTGTCCAGATAATTGGACAAGAAGCGGACAATGTAAAAAAAACCCAACAGCACCAGCTGGTAAATCAAACCATCAGATGGGTGTGGCAATAGATTTTGCCTGTGGTAATACGGGTACAGTATGTCACCCAATCAAACCAACGTCTGCAGCCATAAAAAGTTGTCCTAAATCAAACGGTAAAAAATGTCTTGATTGGTTATTAGCAAACGCTAATAAATATGATTTTTATAATTACGAGGTTGAACCTTGGCATTGGTCAATAAATGGTGGATAAAAAAAATAATATATGGCTTGTAATGAAAGTAATACAGTAGTAGATTCAAACGGTAATGTTCTTGTAGAAAATTCTGATGGGTCTACAGTTAGTGGTGGTAATTTAAATAGTAATGTAAACAATAATAAGTATACATTACAAAGTGATTCTTACCTTTTACAATCTAAAGAAGATGGTAGTTATTCTATAAAAATTTTTAAAGGGTTAAGTTTTACTGTTGACGGCAACGAAGCTAAATCCAAAGCAACAAAATTTATACAATTAGTTGATTCTTTTGGAAGTGTAGTCGTTAATACAAATATAACTGACGACAACGGTAATTTAAAATCAGCTGGAACATTACATTATAAATGTGGTGTTGGTTACTATGTGAAACTTTCAGATGGTAAACAAATGGTTAGAGGATCCCAAAATCAAGTAAAAACATTTTTTGATGTCAGTGGTGGGTTAACAGCACAACTTAAAAATAAGTTAGAAATTTGTGGTAAAACTAAAAAGGCTAATTTACCTATAGTCATTAAAGGTAGTTATAAAGTCCCTGAAAATATTGACGCGAGGGGTGATGCATTACACTCTTTTGATAGAAGAGCTAGTGATAAATTTGGTGGATATATGTTTAGAACTGATCCTGTACCTGCTCAATGGGCTAGTTACGTTAAAGTAGGAACACAAGGAGGAACTTATGCTGGAAAAGGTGTGAACCAAGTCTTGTCTGACTTAATTAGTAAAGGTGTGAAACCTGATGTAACAAAAATAAGTATTAAATTTAATGGTTATAATGTTTCATGGGAGGTTACTATAGACGAAAGTAAAGATGGTAAAACTTGGGCAGGAGTTTCAACTAGAGGTTCAGCGGGAAGTGGTGCTGACCAAAGAGCTGCTAACCAAATACCTGAACTAAAAGCTTCTAGTCCCTCATTATCTAATTGGACAACTGTTCTAGATTTAAATGTAACTAGCCCAATAAAGATAAGACAATACTTTTTAAAATATACGAGTGGCACTGGTACACAAGCAGCAACATCAAACTCCGCTGGAGAAAATGGAAACGGTAGTGGAAAAGTACCAATACTTTCTGGTTCGTATGTCACTGCAACAGATAAAAACCCTTTTAATTTGGTTCCTCTTACTCCTGATACTCTAGAAGCTCAATGGAATGGTACTACTGGTAAGAAAAAGGCATCTAATTCTGGAAAATATTTTGTTGTGTTTGATAATATAGATAATGGTATTAGAGGTGGTATGAAAAATCTTTCTGGTTATTTTACAAAATATAATCTTGACACCATCCAAAAAATCCTTACACGGTATGACTCTGGTTATTCTGAAGAATATAAAAAATTTGTTGTAGAAAAAATGAAAACATGGAAATCTACCGTCACCTTTACCTCAAAATTACCAGCATTTAAAGGGAAGAATGAGACAAATGCTGATAATATAAAAATGTTTAAAACATTAGTTAAGGCAATACATCAGTTTGAAGGTGGAAGTAGTGCCAACCTACAAAAAATACAAAACTACCCCATATCTCAATTGTAAGATTATAATTTAAAACAACTTTATTTGTTGTTTAATTTTTCATATAATTAAAATATGGATTTAATTAAAATAACAACAGAAGAAAAAGATTTAGTTAGTTCTTATATGAACGATATTATGTCTTTTGATTCCGGTATTATTGAAATAATTGTTGGTTGGGATATTGCTAAAGAAAGGGGTGCAACAATTTTAAACCATAAAATAGATAAAAATGTTTATTGGACGTTTTCTCCTAGAGAAAAAAGAAAAATTTTTGAAGAAAATATAAAATCATTAGTTTTTGAGGGAATACAAAGTTTATTATCTGAAGTCAAAACTAATAATTTAAATCCATTAAATTTTGAAAACAAAATAGAATACCTAAATTATCTAAAAGAAGCAGTTCAAGGATGTGACGGATATTTATATTCTGAAAGACTTTATGTTTATTGTGGTAGAGAAATATATCACATAGACATTAGTCTTTTGAATTTTATGTCTTGGGACATTATAAACGAGATTAAAGAAATATTGAATATAAAAGAAATTGGTAAAGTACCTGAAATTTTAAAAAATCTTGATATAAAATATATACCATACTTGAATGCAAAAAAAAGTAATACTATTGGCAACGTTCATTAATTCTGAATACTTAGATAAATTCCTATATAAAATATATAAAAATTTTGGTGTTAAAAAACAATCAGTTTTTCTTTTTGAAACAAATGATAATCAGTTAATTCTAACATATAGGTTATTCCTTGATTTCGACCAAAAAATAGATATTAAAAAAGAGTTACCTAATACAGTACAAATACATAAAAAGGGTACCACATTTTTCACAATTAATTCCTTAAATAAATTAGTAGAAAAAGAACACAATATATCAAAAGGTAACGCTGACTATAGTCAGTATGAGATAGATTGGTCTAAATACGAAAATACTATGGTTTCTTTAAAAAATGATGTTTTAGAAATTTTACCCCTTAATAAGAAGATTATAGAATAAAGGCATATTTATAAATAAAGTAATTATGGAAGATAATACTAAAAACAAAGAAAAAGATCTACAAAATAAATTAAACAATTTTATAAATAACAATAAAAATTGTGAAGAAGAAGAGTGTTTAATTAAAGATAATGATGAACTAGTTCAAAGAGAACATAAGAAAATCATCACTAATGATGGTCGTCAACTTTTAAGTGAATATACTAGATAAAATGGCTAAAAATAAAATAAACGAAGATTTAGAAAGATTTAAACAATTATTTGGTTATAAACCAGAAAAAGGTATGATATCTGAAAGGATGAGTCCAGATAGGAGTGCTTATTTTAGTGAATCAGAAATCTTAAATGAGGCAGACCCTGAAGAAGAGGAGGCTGATACTGAAGAACCAGTAACAGATGAAGAAGGTGGAAATGAAGAAAACACTGATTTTGATTTTGGTGATGAGGGTTCACCTGAAGAAGAGGAGACTGATACTGAAGAACCAGCAACAGAAGATGAATTTGGTACTGCTGATGAATTTAGTGCTGCTGATGATTTAGAGGGAACAACTGAAGATGAGGGTGATGTTGAAGAAATAGATGTAACAGCTATCGTAAAAGGTTCTGATGAAGCAAAAGAAATGGCACAACAAGCTGTAACAGTTGGGCAACAAAATAGTTCTTATCTACAATCTTTAACAGATAAGTTATCTAATTTAGAGGCACAATTATCTAAAATGGATGATATAGCTAATAAAATAGGTAAATTAGAACAAGACATTAAAACACCTGAAGAAAAATTAGAATTACGTTCATTAGATTCTTACCCGTTCAACATGAAATTATCTGATTATTGGGAAGAAAAAGCGGCTAAAGATAGTAGATATAAAATCTCTACTGGTGAAAAAACAGAAGATGGTGTAAGTCAAGAATATGTTTTAACGCCTGAAGAATTAGATTCTGATTATAGTGAAGAAAGTGTCAAAAAATCATTTATGCCTGAATCTAAATTAAGAAAAAAAATTAAAAATTAAAATCAAATTAAATAAAAATAAAAGAGGTTTTCGGACCTCTTTTTTATTTACTAAATAAGAATGTTTTATTATAATTAAACAGATAACAAATTATTAATTAACAAAAAAAAAGTAATTATGAGTGTACTCGATGCGATTGCAAAACAGTATGAAGGTAACAAATCTGGAGGAAGTAGTTCAGGTGGTTCATACGAACAAGATTTCAGTAAATATTTTGCTGTAAGATTAGAGGAAGGCACAGACAACGGAGAATCAACCGTTAGACTTATGCCACCTAAAAAAGGTGTTCACCCTGTTGTAAAAGAAGGTGATACACCATTTGATGAGGGACACTGGCACTCAATTAAAGTCGGTGGTAAGTGGAGAAAAATCTATTGTAGAAAACATAACGATGGAGAACATTGTCCACTATGTGAAGTTTCAGACGAACTTTTCAAATCATGGAAAGAAACAGGAAACAAAACAGACAAAGAACTAGCAACACAGTATTCTGCTAAAAAATTCTATTTAGCTAGAATTATTGATAGAGCTAATGAAGGTGATGGTATTAAATTTTGGAGATTTCCACACAACTATAAAGGTGAAGGAGCTTTAGATAAAATCATTCCTTTGTTTACAAAAAGAGGTGATATCACAGACCCTAGAGAAGGTAGAGATATTACTTTAATTATTGGTCGTGATAATAAAGGTTATGCTAAAATAACTTCTATTATGGCTGAAGATGTAGATGTTTTAACCGACCCTAAGTCAGCTAAAGCTAAAGAATGGATGGGTGATACAATGACTTGGAAAGAAATTTACAAGGCACAACCTTTAGATTATGTACAATTAATCGCTGACGGTGAGACCCCTACATGGGATAAAAATCTTGAGAAATTTGTTGCTAAAGGTGATGACTCTGATTCTGAATCTTCATTTAAGTCAGCTCCTAAAAAAGAAAGTACTAAAGTAAGTACACCATCTATGGATGATGACGATGATTACGGTGACGAAGATCCATTCTAAAAAATTAAAATATGGCTAAGACAAGTATTAAGAAAAAATCTTTTTCTTTAGATTCAGTTAAAGATAGATTTTCATCAAAAACAAAATATAAACCCGATAGATTTATTGACCTAGGACCCGTTTTTCAAGGAGCTACAGGTGTACCTGGTCCGGCTATTGGACATCTTAATGTTTTCTTAGGTCATTCTGATACTGGAAAGACAACAGCTTTAATTAAGTCAGCTATTTGGTGTCAAAAAAACGGAATTCTACCTGTTTTCATTATTACTGAGAAGAAATGGAATTTCTCTCACGCAAAAATGATGGGGTTTGATTGTGAAGAAGAATCCCCTGGCGATTGGTCAGGGTTCTTCATATTCCGTGATGATTTTGACTATATTGAACAAATCACTGACTACATGAACGAAGTATTAGATACACAAGAAAAAGAAAAGTGGCAACATGAAGATGGAACTCCGATGGACATTTGTTTCTTGTGGGATTCAGTTGGTTCTATTCCTTGTAAAATGACTTTTGAAGGAAAGGGTGGTAAAATGCATAACGCATCAGTTTTAGCGGATAAAATTGGTATGGGACTTAATGGTAGAATCACTGGTTCTAGAAAAGAAACTAACTTCCATACAAATACCATTGTATTCGTTAATCAACCATGGGTTGAATTACCAGACAATCCAATGGGACAACCAAAAATTAAAATGAAAGGTGGTGAAGCAATTTACTTGAACAGTACTTTGATTTTCTTATTTGGAAATCAAAAAAATGCTGGAACACAAAAATTGAAAGCCACTAAAAATAGTAGAAGTATTAATTACGCTACTAGAAGTAAAATTTCTATTCTTAAAAACCACGTTAATGGTATCGGATATCAAGACGGTAAAGTTATTGTGACACCACATGATTTTATTGAGGATTCTAAAGAGGCTGAAGACAGCTACAAAAAAGCATACGCCGATTATTGGATTGATATGTTTATTAAAAGTGGTGTTGAGGAGGTTAATGAAAACGACCTTAACTTCGAAGTAGAAGAAAGTGAACTCACATTAGATGAGGGAATTGATGGACTAGTTTAAAAAATAAAAATGAAACTTAATTATAATAAACTTAAAGAACTAAATGAGGAGGCTCTTATTGATAATGAGAGGTCACAATTAAGTTGTTATTATGTTATACAAATAGGTGTTGAAAAATTTTTAACAGGTGATGTAATAACAGAAGAACATAAAAACTTATTGTTAGAATTAGGTGTATTAGAATTAACCGAAGAAGAAATAATTAGTCAAAGTATTGTTGGACCTTTTAATTTTAAAAAGAATGGGTCTACGAATTCCTAGAAAATTAAACAAACGTACAAAAACACTTATTGTCGATGGTAACGTTCTTATGAAACGTTCTTATAACGGAGCTAAGAACGTTTACCATAAAGACAAACATATAGGTGGTATATTCGCTTTTTATAGTACGTTACGTAAAATAATCGTTGAACATAAAATTGACAAGGTTGTAATCACTTGGGATGGTGAACGTGGAGGTACTTTACGTTTAGATTATTACCCAGAGTACAAAGAAAATAGACCTAGATTCTTTGACCAAGATTACGAGATACAAAAGATTAGGGTAAAACAATATGCTGAAGATCTTTTTATTAGACAATATGAACACGCTGATGTTGAATCAGATGATTTAATCGCTTTTTATTGTTTAAATAAAAATAAATCAGAAGATGTAATGATTTACACTAATGATAGGGATATGTGTCAGTTAATTAATGAGGAAGTTACAATTTTTTTAGCGGATAAAAAAATGGAAGTAGGTGTTGGTAACTATGGTTGGTTTTTTGAACATAATTATCAAAACGCTGGTTTAATAAAAATGATTGAAGGTTGTTCTTCTGATAATATTAAAGGTATTGATGGAGTAACTGAAAATACATTATTAACACATTTCCCACAATTAAAAGAAAGAAAGGTAACCTTGGAGGAAATATTTGAACAAAGCAAATTAATCCAAGAAGGCAGAGGTAAATCACCTTTAAAAGTAATAGATAATATACTTAACGGAGTATCAAGGGGAGTTCATAGAGGACCATTTTATGAAATAAATCAAAAAATAATTGATTTAAACCACCCTTTATTAACAGAAGAGGCTAGAGAATCTATGAAAAATTTAATAGACTTACCATTAGATCCAGAAGGTAGAGAATATAAAAACGTATTAAAAATGATGATAGAAGACGGTGTTATATATGCATTACCTGGTGGGGAAAACGGTTACATAAATTTTATGGAACCATTTATTAGATTAATTAAAAAAGAAACGTTAAATTTTAAAAAACAAAAAAATGAAAAAATTTGAATTTGTGTTGTACATCAACAAAAACATTATCTGTCAAAGATACTTTACAGTTAAGAATTTTAATCCTGATTCACTTAGGTCAATGGAGGTTAAAGATTGTGTAGATAGATGTGTCAACATTATTGAAAGTGACTTAAAAGAAAAAACATCAGATTATTTACATAAAAGTTATAATCCTTGGAAAAAACAATTACCTGAAGAGATAGTGTCTGAAAATATCTATGATAACGAAGACATTTTTGACTTTGAAATTAAAGTTGATGACAAGTTACTAGTTAAAAAAGGGTTTACTGGTAATGTTTATCCACAAAGAATTAGATACTCTGTGGATATTAGAAAGATAATCCCTGCCTTAGTTAAAGAAATCCAAGAAACATTTTCTGCAGAAAATTTTAGTGTGGAATACTGCGGAATATCTTTGTAAATCGTTATTTATTATTAAATGTTTGGTATGAGTAAAGAGTTAACACTAGGGTATTTAGGATATAAGTTTCAGACAGAATTAATAAACCAAATATTACACCCAGCTAATAAAAAGTTTGCCGATAGAATTATTGATATTGTACATGCTAAGTATTTTGATAATGAATATTTTAGGTTAATTATTGTAACAGTAAAAGATTATTTTGAAAGATTTGAAAAAATTCCTGCTTGGGATACTTTAGAGACTATTTTAAAAGTAGAAATTAAAGATAAGATTACACAAGACTATGTTTTTGAGATTACAAAAGAAATTAGAAATCTAAATGTTGAGGATTGGGAATACGTACAAAATGAATCTTTAAATTTTTGTAGACAACAAGAGTTAAAAAAGGCTAATGACGCTGTTTCAAAAATAATTGATAACGGTGAATTTGGTAGATATGATGAATGTGTTGAAATAATGAAAGAAGCTTTAGCCATTGGAGCAGAAAAAGACGATGGCACTTCTATTACTGAAGGATGGGATACAGTACTAGAAGAAAATTTTAGACATCCAATTCCTACGGGAATAAGTGGTATAGATGAATTAACCGATGGAGGTCTATCAAGAGGTGAGTTAGGGGTTGTATTGGCGCCATATGGAGTAGGAAAGACGACCATTCTCACTAAAATAGCTAACACGGCCTATAACGTGGGAGCAAATGTTTTACAAATCGTTTTCGAAGACATACCTGATGTCATCAAAAGAAAACACGCAGCTTGTTGGAGTGGAATTGAATTAAATCAATTATCCGAAGATAAGGAGGCTGTTATTGAAGTTATAAAAGAAAAAACTGAAAACAGAGAAAACGATTTAGTTATTAGAAAGTTTCCTTCTGAAGGGATTACTGTTAACCACATTAAGACATATGTGAGACATTTAATCTCAACAGGGTTTAAACCTGACGTGATTGTTTTAGATTATATTGATTGTGTTGAATCTACAAGAAAATATAATGATGAATGGTCAGGTGAAGGCAACGTAATGAGAGGATTTGAATCTATGTTAGCCGAATACGAAATGGTAGGATGGACAGCTGTACAAGGTAACAGACAATCAATCTCATCAGACGTTGTAACAGGTGACCAAATGGGTGGCTCAATTAAGAAAGCACAAATTGGTCATTTTATTATGTCTATCGCTAGAACATTACCACAAAAAGAAGGTAATAGAGCAACGATAGCGGTTTTAAAATCTAGATTCGGTAAAGACGGAGTTTTATTTGAGGACTGTACATTTGACAACGGTAGGGTTTATATCGACACAGAATCTTCAGACACTTTCTTAGGTTATGAAAGAAAAGTAGAAGAAAGAAAAGAAGAAAATGCTAGAGAAAGAATAAAAATGGCAAGACTCAGAAAAGAACAAAGAGAAACTGAATCAAACTAAAAATCAAATAATTAATTAATTAAAAATTTAAAAAATGGAGTTATCTAATGAAATTTTATCGGACATTACTGTCTATATGAAGTACGCAAAATATCTTCCCGAAAAAGAAAGAAGAGAGACTTGGGAAGAACTTGTTACTAGAAACAAAGAAATGCATCAAAAGAAATACCCTCAGTTAAAAGAAGAAATTGAGGAAGTTTATAAAATGGTGTATGATAAAAAAATATTACCTTCGATGAGGTCACTACAGTTTGGTGGTAGACCGATTGAAATATCACCTAACAGAGTTTATAACTGTGCTTACCTACCGATTGACCACATAGACGCTTTTTCTGAAACAATGTTTCTTTTATTAGGCGGTACTGGTGTTGGATATTCAGTTCAAAGACATCACGTAGAAAAATTACCTGAAATCCAAAAACCAAACCCTAATAGAACAAGAAGATATTTAATTGGTGACTCGATTGAAGGGTGGGCAGACGCAATTAAAATTTTAATGAAATCTTATTTTGGTGTTACTTCTTCTACACCTGTATTTGATTTTTCAGACATTAGACCAAAAGGAGCTTTGTTGGTTACTTCTGGTGGTAAAGCACCTGGACCACAGCCACTAAAAGATTGTATCCATAATATTACAAAAGTTTTAGACGCAAAAGAAGATAATACAAAACTAAGTACAATAGAGGTACATGATATTGTTTGTCATATTGCTGATGCTGTGTTAGCTGGAGGTATCCGTAGAGCAGCATTGATTTCTTTATTCTCAGCAGATGATAATGATATGGTTACTTGTAAGTCAGGTTCATGGTGGGAATTAAACCCACAAAGAGGTAGAGCTAATAACTCAGCAGTTTTACTTAGAAATAAAATCACAAAAGAATTTTTCTTAGATTTATGGAAAAGAGTTGAATTATCGGGAGCAGGTGAACCTGGAATTTATTTCTCTTATGATAAAGATTGGGGAACTAATCCTTGTTGTGAAATTGCTCTTAGACCCTTCCAATTCTGTAACCTATGTGAAGTAAATGTTTCTAACATTGAGTCACAAGAAGACTTTAACAATAGAGTTAAAGGGGCAGCATTCATTGGAACATTACAAGCCGGATATACTGATTTCCATTACTTAAGAGATGTATGGAAAAGAACTACTGAAAAAGATGCCTTAATTGGTGTTTCTATGACAGGTATTGGTTCTGGTACTGTTTTAGGTTATGATATGTCTGAAGCAGCAGAAGCAGTTAAAGAAGAAAATGCAAGAATAGCTAAAATAATTGGTATTAATGAATCAGCACGTACAACAACTGTTAAACCAGCTGGTACTACTTCATTAACCTTAGGTACTTCTTCAGGTATTCACGCATGGCATAACGACTATTATATTAGAAGAATCAGAGTTGGTAAGAATGAGGCTATCTATACATATCTAGCTATTAATCACCCTGAATTAATTGAAGATGAGGTATTTAGACCACACGATACAGCCGTTATTTCTGTACCACAAAAAGCACCAGCAGGTTCTATTCTTAGACATGAATCTCCTTTTGAATTATTAGAAAGAATTAAAAAAGTAGCTCAAGAATGGATTAAACCTGGACATAGAACTGGACAAAATACACACAATGTATCAGCTACAGTTTCATTGAAAGAAAATGAATGGGAGTTAGCCGGAGAATGGATGTGGAATAATCGTGAATATTATAATGGTTTGTCTGTATTACCATATAATGGTGGGACTTATCAGCAAGCTCCTTTTGAAGATTGTGATGAAGAAACTTATAATAGAATGATGAAATCACTTTCTAATATTGATTTAACTAAAGTTGTGGAATTAACTGATAACACTGATTTAAGTGGTGAGTTGGCTTGTGCAGGTGGAGCATGCGAAATAAAGTAAAAATTTCGTGGGGTAATGACACCACACTAATCCAACAGGTTCTTAACGCAATATATAATATTAGAAAAAAGAATGGTTAAAAAGAAACCCTCCTTATTGGAGGGTTTTTTATTTATTAAAATTTACATTTTAATATTTTCCCATAAATTACATGATTGAATATTTATTAATAAAAAGAATATGGGTGAAAGGTTTATAAACATTTCTTTTCCTTTTAGTGATGATTACAAGGGTAAGTTCATAAAAATGGAAAAAGAAAGTAAACGTGCGATAAAATCTGATTTATTACATTTATTGTTAACAGATAGAAGACAAAGATTGTATTTACCTAAATTCGGTGTTAATTTAAGACAATACCTTTTTGAACCAAATGAAGGGGCTGTTCAAAAAGCCATCCAATTAGAAATAGAGAAGGCTATACAAGAGTTCATCCCAAACCTAACAGTAATAGGAATAACAGTAACCCAATCGGAAAGAAATGAACACGCCGCAATTGTTAGACTAGATTATAGAGTAACAACAGCTGCTTTCGATGGTGCTGATTTTGTAGAAATAGAATTATAAAAAAATGGCAGCAAATGACAGAAAAATAAATTATTTTGCTAGAAACTTCTTAGATGTAAGAACAGAATTATTTAATTTCATTAAAAAATATTACCCAGATATATTCGCGGATTTTAATGATGCTTCAATTGGTACAATGTTAGTTGAATTGAACGCGGCCGTTGGTGATATGTTATCTTACCACACCGATAGGATGTTCCAAGAAACCCAACTAGACCACGCACAAGAAAGAAGGTCTATATTAAATATAGCTAGAACATTAGGATTAAATGTACCTGGAAAGAGACCATCTGTATCTATCGTTGATTTTTCTGTTAACGTTCCTGTGTATGGTGATACTTTTGATATTAGATACGCACCTGTTTTAAAATATGGGGCACAAGTTGTTGGTGGTGGTCAAACATTTGAGACACTGGATGACATCGATTTTAGTGAACCAGTTAGTAGTGGTGGTATACCTAATAGATTAGTTTTACCTAGTTTTAATAATAACGGTACTTTAGTTGGTTACACCTTGGTTAAACGTGAATTTGTTGTGGCTGGTTCTACTAATATTCTTAAAAAAAGAATAACAAATTTAGAGGCAATACCTTTTTTAGAAATTTTAATACCTGATAAAAATGTATTATCTATTGAACAAGTAGTAACCCTAGAGGGTAATGATTTAACAGGTAATCCGACATTAGCACAATTTTCAGACCCTAATCTAAGGTGGTATGAGGTAGAATCTTTGATGGAAAACAAAATTTTTCTTGAGGATAAAAATAGAGCTTCTGACAATAAAGGTGTGATACCTGGTAAATGGGTGAGTACTAGTAGACGTTTTATAAAAGAGTATACTGATTTAGGTTTTTGTAAACTAACTTTTGGTTCAGGTAATGCTGATGAAAGTAATTTACAACAATACGCTAACAACAATTTCATGTTGAGAATGGGGGACTTTATTAACACCACCTCAATGGGTGAAATACCTAAAGTAAACACAACCATGTATATTAGATATAGAACTGGTGGTGGTGCTTCTGGTAATGTTGGACCAAATTCATTAACTTCTTTAGGTACAGTACAGATGAATGTGACAGGACCAACACCACAGATTAATCAAAGAGTTAGAAATTCTTTAAGGGTAAATAACCCTGTTCCTGCTTTTGGTGGTGGTGATGCTCCTAGTACAGAACAAATTAAAAAAATGGTTAGATATAATTTTTCTTCACAAAATAGAGCTGTGACCCTGAAAGATTATGTTGTACTTATAGATAAAATGCCAGGTAAGTTTGGTATTCCTTTTAGAAATAATGTTTCTGAAAGACAAAACAAAATAGAGATTGCCATAATAGGTGTAGATTCGGCCGGTAAATTAAGTAATCAGTCTACAAATACTTTAAAAGAAAATATGGCCTCTTGGTTGGCTGATTATAGAATGATAAACGATTATGTTTTAATTAGAGATGGTAAAGTATTTGATTTAGCTTTTGATATAGATATTTTTATAGATAAAGCTTTCCCACAAGGACAAGTTATTTCTGGTGTAATATCCTCAGTAAAAGATTATTTTAATGTTAATAAATGGGATATGGGTGATAACATTTATTTATCACAATTAATTGAAAACATTAATAATGTCTCTGGTGTATTAAACGTAGTTGATTTTAAAATCTATAATAAAACTGGTGGCCAATACTCATTTAATAGTACTAGCCAAGGATTTATTGATTTTACAACAAATGAAATTGATTTAACAGAAGACTTTGCACTATTTGCTGAGTATGACTCCATGTTCCAAGTAAGGTTCCCAGAAACAGATATAAGAGTTAGGGTAAAACAATAATATGGAAAGAATATCTAAAGTACCTAACAGGTTAACTAGTAAAAATGCTATAGACAAAGATGATTTTGTTAGTATTGGTTTAAGTACAACTACAAAACCGATATTAGAATATGATCTAGTTAATGTAGTTAATCAGCAGGAACTTTATGAAAATGAAAGAAGAAAAGTTAGAAAATATAGATTTTCAGGGAGATTAAACACTTATACAGCAAACGAGTTAACCCCAACAACAAAAATAGAAAATCCTGATGGTACTACAACTGTGATAACGGGGGCATTAAATGAAGATTGGGACCCGTTATTTGATGGTGACCCACAACTAACCCCTAATAATTGGCTTTTACAGATATTATACCCGTTTAAAAAAGAATATGAATATATCATAAAATATGATAATGGAGACCCCTCAAATCCTTTAGTCATACAAACTAAGGCCGAGTTAGGTCCACAAATTAAAAAACTTTCTTTAGCAACACCTTCTGGTAGCGAAGAAAAAGTTTTAATAAACGGTGTTCAAAAACATGGGTTAAAACAAGATGATTTTATCTATATAAATGATACTAATATAATAACCAACCCATATAATGGGGTACATAGAGTTATTAGTATTGGTAATGAGGGCCAAAATATGGATACAGATTTTGTTATAGACACACCTTATGTAGGTGATTATCTTACGCCCTCCAATTACCGTAGAATATATAATCCATCACAGAATGATATAAATTACGCTAATGCTATTGAAATATATTCTATAACTGCCACTGATTATAATGGTGGTACAATAGGACAGTTTAATCCTGGTGATATAATTTATTCTAGGATACAAACACAAACACCACACAACTTAGTTATAACCACTGGTACCACTGTTAACCCCATAATAGATATTAGGGGTGTTGGTATTTTAAACGGTTTATTTGAAGTTGTTTCTGTTATTGACGAGTTTTTGTTTACTATAAAATTAACATTTTTTACAGTAAAAGGACAGTCACAGATATTCACACAACCTAGGCCAACTTTTAGAATTTTAGATGGTACACCATCAGAATATTATGTTAGAAAATTTAAAGTTTTAACTACTAATGATTATGATGTCTATGACTGTGCATTTAGTTCAAGTATTTACCCAGAAACAGTAGTCAATGAGTTAGGTATTTCAAATAAAACTTGGTTATACCATTTTAACAAAGATGTTGATGTAGAAACACTTTTAGATCACAATAATAAACCATTGACAGAACTTTATTTAGGTTTTATAAAAAGAGCGGGACAAAATACTTTTCCTTGGTCTAAAGTTACATCTGGATGGGATTTTAATAGAAGTATAATAAATACAACAAATGGTTTAGAAACAATATCTAACTATGTTAATAACGGTGTCGGTACAATAGAAAAACCAAGTAACCTATTTGATTATGTTGGTGATTTTGCTGAATATAATAGGGCTGAAATAAAAGAGAGGGTGGTCTCTAAAATTGTACACAGATTTGGTAAGGTAAGTGATCCAAACGGTGAGGGTTATTTTTTAGAACCATTTAAAAAACTACAAATAATGGTTTTTTCTGATATAATAGAGACTAGTAGTATAAATGAACCTACGGAAGGAATACCCAACTACGCAGAAACATACCCCAATGGTGTAATAGCTTGGAAGGATTTGTTAGATATAGGTTATATAGAACCTGAAAACGAAAATGGTGTTGATTACCCATTTGTTAATGGCGTACATTATTTTTATGGTAATTATAATTTTTATATAAGAAGACAAAGACCTATACCTGAAAAAGTATTAGACCAAGGGTTGATTAAAATTTCAGAAATACAAGATGTTTGTTAATGGATAGATATATTATAAATAGAAATTTAATACTCGGTAATGTAGTACAAAGAGAAGAAGACCTAGTTTTGGTTGATTTAAAGACAGATATTTACATACCAGTAAATATTCCTATGGAATTTACTACTGTAGGTTTAGATGAGACTATCACAAATTTAGTAAACATAGAAACAGAAAAAAGGATAACACCATTTATTGATGGTGAACAAATTGCCTATAAATTTACTGAAACTGAAGGTTGTACAATTAATTTTAGGTTTTATAATAAAGTAACAGGTTCTTTTGAACAAGATTATGCTGCTGTAGGTTTTGATACAACAACTGGTTTAACTAAAAGTTCTTTTTTAAGGAGTTTTTTCAGATTATATTTTTATGAAAACAATGAATTAGAAAATAGAAATTTACTTTTTTTCGAAGAACTAGACATAAACAGTACTGTACAACCTACTTTAAAATTAAAAAGATTTTATTTTTTTAGAAATTATAAAGATTTTTTAGAGACCAATAACAATAAAAAAGTTTATGTTATTGGTAGATTCTTTAATGCAGCAACTGGTAAGGTACACGACTTCATAAATACACCATTAAACTACACCACACCAATAAACATCACACAATTTAGCCAAAACCCTTCTTGGTGGTCTAGCCCTTTTACGATTATTAATCCTAAAAATAATAACGGTAATTACAATTTTTTTGTAGACCCATTTATAGGAGCCAACACCACAAATAGTATAACACTAACAGAACAAGTTATTTTGTAATGGAAAAATACTTAAAAAAAATAAAAGTTAATTTAGGTATTGTTGGTTTACTTGACCCTAACGATTCCGGTACCACCGTTACATATGTAAACACAGATGATTTATTTATACCATTTATATTAAAACAAAACATTAAAGACTTGGGTGTTTACACGGATTATAAGGAAAAGGCTGAAATTATTGATTTAGGTAATTTTTGGAATATCTCTAATAATGGGGTTAATGATGGGGGACAAAACCCTATAAGTGATGGGGTGAGTAATCCTTATGGTAATAATGATGGTGGTGATACATTATATTATGGTGATGGTAACTATACTATTTATGGTTGTACTGACCCTAACGCTTTAAATTATAATCCAAATGCTACAGTCGATGACGGTTCTTGTGATAATGGTGCTATTAACCTTGGGACAAGTGACAACACCACAAATGTAGATCAACCACAAAATTTAGGTGGTGGTTTATTCAAATTAAGTTCTGGTGACGTATCAGACCCTGGATCACTTAGCGATAGTTATTTAATAGATTTAGCTAATAAATGGTGTAGAGCAATACACCCAAGTTGTGGTGGAGCATACCCAATTTTAACAAATTGTACACCTAATGGTTGCCCAACGACCACACAAACGTGTTGTCCTGGCCCACAAAATACTTATAGACTATTTGTTTCTTCAGATTGTACAGGACAAGTTAATTGTGGAAATTATAGTGTAAACTATAATAACGCACAATCAATATTGTGTAACTCAAATAACCCACCATTCCCTAACATTATTAGAACAACATCGGATCCAAATAATAATGATGACTATAATGTTGTGTGGTATTTTTATTGTATACAAATATAAAAAATAAATTATGTATTTAACAGGATATACTAGTAATAGGTTACAAGAAGTAAAAACATTAGATAAAAATAACCCATATAAAGTTGGGGTTAATGGTGTATTTAATGTACAACCTAGTTATATTGAATATGAAATAGAGGGTATTTTTTATAAAACCTTTTTAAATGGTAATAGTGGGATACCTAACGATAGGACACCATCTAGAAAAATTTACACATACACCACACCCATCGAGTTAAGTCAACCAAATCGTAGGTTAGGTAAAAGTACTAGAGACACCATTTTTAAGGTAAAATTAACAAATAATAATTTTAATTTATATCCCTTATTAAAAGAAGAGAATAAATTAGAACAAGTTTTTTTGCCTGAAATTGAAGATGAAATATTTATAGAAAGAGGTGTATCTAATATCTATGAAAAACACATGAGATTAATGGATATAAATAATATTGGACAATTAGAAATCTATAAAAATGGGTTTTTTAATTTAAAAAAAGTTTAAAAAATGGCTATAGGTAATTACGGTACAAAAAGATTAGTTAATACTTCTTTGAATGACATAGAGGTATTATACTCATATAATAATAGTAGAAATACGGCACCAGCAAATAATTTTTTAAATTTAGACCCAGTAACTGTATTATCTAGATTAAAACAACCTGATGGAACAGATATGGATGGTTACTATACATTAAAGTTACCATCAGCACAATTTGCTAATTTAGGGATATACACAATAATAATAAGACCTAGGGTTATTAATACACAAATAGTAGACTGCGGTGTTTTAGCGGCATTTCCAGATATTAAAGGTGTTGTTTTAAATTCGAGTATATTGCCTGATGGTAACATCGACTCTTTGGTTGGTTCTAGAATAGAATATTATGATGGTAACACCGCTACAGATAGATTTACCATAATAACTTCTGTTAATAAAGTAGAACCTATAACACAAAATTTACCTAGTACGACACAAAAAGCTGTTAGATATAGATTTAATAACAACTCTAACTTAATATTTTTAACAGTAACCCCTTCATCAGCACCAACAGTGAAACCGAATAGTTTACCATTTGTTGGAACCGTTGGCCAAAGTATTAAAATAAATAAAACTAGTTTCGACCCAATCCTATTAGAAGTTGAATTAACTGAATACGATGTAGATAGTTTAGCAATAGCATTATACGGTAATCAAACTAAAAGTATTGCCGATGGTACTTACACTATTTACAATTTCGCTAACGAAATATATAAACAATACAATCTTTACGAAATACAAGATGAATTTACTGGACAACCTCTATTTGAAGTTAGGGAACAAAGGTCTAACATTGATCAAACTAAAGATTTTAATACTATAACAGACTCAACTACTTAATTTAAAAAATAAATGGCTTTAAAAAGAGTTGTACCAGGTTCATTAACGGACGCTTATAAAAAAAGGGAGGGAGATTTTGCTCCAAGTCTAGTCGGAAATCAATTTACTGACAGTGACGCTTTTTTTACATTAGGTAATTTTTCTATAACAACAAATTTTGAAGGTAGTCCTTTTAAAGATTTTACATTAGGTGATTGGTCAGACTACTATTCATTAAATAATTTAAATATTACCGTAGACGAATTAGATACTATGGTGTCTAATCAAGTTTTTGTTAAATTAAATTTTAACAAAGAAGATGTTAGTAGGTATGTTTACTTTGGTAGTTTTGCTAAATTTATTGAGTCTGAGATACAAGATATTATTTTAAAGTGGCCAGCTTCTATTTTTATTTGTTCGACACCACCACAACCAACCTTGGAGAGACCAAGTAATTTGAATACCGTTCTAGATTATAGTTATGATTTAGATACTGATACAACTACGTTTAGAAGTCCTATAATAGCGGCTAGTAATCCATTTAATTTAGATGTAAGTGAAAACCTTTTTATACCAGAAAATGTTTTAAACAATGTTTTTAATTATGTATTAACTAATTATGACGGTAGTGAAGAATATGTTATAAACGATATTACAGGTTACACACCAACTAATAATTACATTTATGTATCAGTTAAGGGTAATTGTTTTAAGAGTTTATCTGGGTCAACATTTGGTAAAATTGATTACCACATAAAACCGATAAAAGAAATAAGAGACAAATTTTTTAATAACCTAACTGATTTTCAAAACGTTCTATTAGATAGATTACAAACACCTAATTACAAAGCAGTATTTAATGTACCTATTAAATATGAAGATGGTGATATAGGTTTTTCTTTACAAACCTTTGTATGGCCAACTTCTGATAATTATAACCTAGATATAAACACTTTTGCTTACGAAAACTATATAGAGGGTTTATTTAAATTAGCTGCTTTATATGATGAAGCAAAAACAGATTTAGTTCTAAGAAGATTTGTATCAGATTCCATAAAAGAATATGATACCGATGGTGATGGTACAGATAGATTTGGTAGGAAAGTATCTAAATTATTACGTGTTTATGGTGCCGAATTTGATGTTATTAAAAAATATATAGATGGTTTATCTTTTGCAAATGTTGTAACCTACAACAAAAAGGATAATACATCAGACAATTTAATAAAAATGATGGCAAAAACATTAGGTTTTGATGTTTTGTTGACATTAGGTGGGTTTAATATTGTTGAAGATAATTCACAAGGTGATAACCCACAATTTAAAGGTTATTCTAGAGAACTTTCTGCGGCTGAAATTGATATTGAATTATGGAGAAGATTGGTAATAAACGCTTGGTGGTTATTTAGGTCTAAAGGTACAAGAAAAGTTTTGGAATTTTTCCTTGAACTATTCAATATAGATGAATGTTTAGCATCTTTAAATGAAAGAGTCTATATCGCTAGAGATAAAGTAGATATGACAGAAATTTTAGATTTACTACAGGCTGAAATTGTTACCGACATCGGTACTATAGGTTATAATATAATAAATCCGACTACTAATCTACCTGAGTTTTATTCCGTATCTGAATTCGCTGCCGATGATTTAGGATTTCCACAAACACCCACAGATTCATTTACCCTTTGGTTTCAAAATGACGGATTTTGGTATAATGGTGGCAACGAAAGAACTGAAGGTAATAACCCACACTATGGTGTTTATGACTTTGGACAAAGATATTGGGATAGGTATAGATGTTTCTTAAGAGATTTTGAACCTGAAACATTTGTAGAAAGATTAGAAGAAATACCTGTAAATTATTTTACAGAATATAATAATGGTACTTTCACTCCTGGTGAATTTGGACAAGCATTTTCTAATTATGGTGATCAAGTACCTGAATATTTAATAGACCCTAATGATAATATCAGAGTATTATCTGCTGGTTTAGTCGAATATGGTGATAATGATGGTCCTAGAAATGTAAGAGATACCGGTGACACTTATTCACTTAGAATAACTTTCCAAGCAGGAGAGTCTACACTTTGTAATAATTGTCCACCAGAAGCCTCTTTTGCTAATGACGGTATGATATATGTTTCAGGATCTAACGGTGAATTATTACCACATAATATAGAAGAATGTTGTGATTTTTATTGGTTACCAAACAATACGGTAACACAATGTCCACAAACCATCTTAATAAATAACAGTGGTATTGTTAATGAAGTTACGGATAGAAATTGTTGTACAAAAACAATTGTAGGACAAGATGTGACTTGGGTAGAAGATACTACAGGTGGTTACTGTATATTAACTTCATACATACCAGTCGTTGGTGGTGGGGTAACTGGAGATAATGTGATTTCACAAAATCCGACTGACTTTTTAGATTCATCAGATTTATTTGTCCCACAAACAAGTACAGTACCATACGTTTTAGATATGGTTAATACAACAGTAACACCAACACAACAAGTAGATTGTACAAATAGTATTGTTGGTTTACCTGCAATAATCACAAACCCTGTTTGTCTTAGTAATAATTGTACAGATTGTTCATACGGTTCAATAACTGTCAATCAAGGAAGTACTGTGACAGTAACTTTCCAGTTATTTGGTGGGGCAACAGCTGCATGTTGTAAATATCAGGCAATGTTATTCTTAGGTAATTTAACTTATTTGTTAAATGCCGACCAATATCAAACAGCCGTACAAACAATAACTTTAAATCCAGGTACTTATCCTATTAAATTGTGTTTAAAGGAATATACTTGTGGTAGTGGTTACGCTTCTATATCTGTACAAACAAATACTGTTACTACAACAGATGGTGTGACATTACCTAATATTGATTTTACTGGTTTAGACTTTGTACCACATACAGGACCGACAGGTGATGGTGACACTACAGACGTTTTAAATCCAAATGGAGGGGATATACCTGCAGGTAATAATGAAGGTTACTATTGTTGGTGGTGCCCACCTATTGATTCTATGGTTGTTGCTTGTAACACAGAACAATACTTAAATAGTTTAAATCTAACAGACCAAACAACCATATCTTTAGCACAAACATATGGTTATAATGGTAATGATTTAGTACAGGCCACAAATTTCTTAAATAATCTATATGGAACTTATTTCCAAACAGGTAGATGTATCTACATGTTTAATGGTGAACCATTGAAAAACAAAGATTGTTGTAGTATTAGAGGTGGTGTTTGGAATCCTGAAAATAAAATATGTGAAAAGTTGCCAGAACAAAACATTTGTCCGGCTGAACAAGTGGTCGAATTGTATGATGTGATGGGTATACCTAATAACTTAAATGAAACACCATCAGTAGATAATTTTACACCATTAAATGAGGTTTGTTGTGAACAATTAAACTACAATTACGGACCGACAATAATTACATTAAATAATCTAGATGGTACTGTTGATAATGTGAGTCCAACTAATTTAGTTACGACTTTATTGACAACAACACAAGGTAGTTCAGAATCTTCTTGTTTTAATTGTCCTAGAGAATATCAAGAAAATACGGTAACAATTAATGACAACACAATTAATTATTATACAGATTTAGAAGGTGGGTTAATTACAGAAGACTGTTGTAATAAATTAGGATTTAACTACCAAACAGTAGTTAATGGTGAAAATGTAAGTAATTTATGTATTAAGTGTAACAATAATGATATCATAATAAACGGTAATTATGTCTTTAACACTAATGGACAGGCACTAGATAAATATTGTTGTGAATTCAGTGACTTTTATTATTTAAACCAAAAATGTTACCAATGTCCATTATTAATCGAAGGTAATTATTTATTAGTAAATACTGTGGTTTTAGGTGTTAATTATACAACAATTGTGAAATACGATGGTACTAAATTAAGTAATACTTGTTGTAACTACTATAAACAACAAACGGGTAATTCAAGTATAAACTATAATAATGATATTGGTTGTTATTTTTCATAAAATAAAAAATATATAAAAAAATAAATGGCGATAGGAGTAAATCAAACAGGGGTAGGTGGACCAAGAGGTATTATTGGTTGTATAGATCCATTGGCTAGTAATTATAACCCATTGGCCGATACACCTTGTGGACCAGTAGGACAACCGACACCAGATTTATTTGGTACATATACTAGTGGGTGTTGTAATTATCCCGCAAGTAATCTTACAGGTTGTATGGACCCACAGGCTAATAATTATGACCCAGTCGCTGTACAAGCTTGTAATGGATGTTGTACCTATGGCCAACCCACTGGTGGTGGTACAGGTATAGGTGTTTTACCAGATGATAAAGAAGATGGTATAGTTGTTATACCCACAGGTGGTGGCACAGGTAGTGGTACTGACAATGTAACCACTTATTGTAGTAGTTTATTGTTTAATATATCTAGTAACGGTATTGTTACAGCCTCTAATTCGGCTTTAAAAGAAGAATGTTGTAAAGAAGAATTTGTTGGTGAACCCGTCTTTTGGGATGGTGTTAATTGTAATATCTATAGTGATACTGGTGCAGACAGTTTATGTGAAAGTTTTTCTTTGGGATTAATATCACAAGCTGAATTTAATAGTAGAGTAATTTGTATTGATTGTAACAATTTTGCATGGTGGGATAATCTTTATACAACAATAAATGGTGATTCTTTACAAGATGTTGATAATGATTTATGGAACTTTTTAATAGATATCATCACCTCTAACGGTGAAGGTGATTTATTTGTTAACGGAAGTTTTTATGTAGACGCTCTAAATGGAGAACCAATAGTAGGACAAGAATGTTGCTCAAGACTACCAAATTCAAATTACCAAGTAGTAACAAATGATTTTGGTGATGAAGTTTCTGCTTGTTTATGTAATGTAACACCCGAAATTAGTGTAAAATGTTCTTGTTTAACAACTGTAGATGAATTTATTGCTTTAGCAGCATCAATACAAGGTAGAGAATTATTATTAAACATGTCTACCCTAATGTCATTGGGATTAACAGGTGAGGAATCTCAGTTTGTTATAGATAATTTATTTAATCCTAGTGATTTTGGTGGTGATGGTATACCTGATAACGTAAATGCTAGAATCTTAGTATCTAATGCCTTGTATATTAGAGGTGGTTTTTATGTTTGTTATAGAAGTTTTAATATTGGTGGTTCTACCTCTGGTACTATATCATTAACAAATTCTAATATAACGATACCTGTAGAAACAACAGTACAAAAATGTCTTGAGATAGGTGGTTTTTATGATGGTGTTTTATGTTACTGTAAACCATTAGGTGAATGTAATTTATCTTTACAAGATTTAACAACAACTACCACTACAGATAACTTTAATCAAACAGTAACTTATGTTACATTTAATGGTGAATCTATTGATGAAACCTGTTGTTTAAAAATAGCTTCTGAAAATAACTTACCTTGGGTTTACAAAGAATATCAAGGAGAATTAAATTGTTATACTAGAGACCCTAGTCCTTGTTTACCTTTAAAATTCAAGTTAAATAGTGAATTGATCAAACCCATATGTGATGTACCTTTAAGTGTTGGGGCCTCTTTTTATTTTGGTGTACCCGAAAATTCTTGTGTTGAAGTTGTTGATGAGGGTGATGATGTAATAGATGTTGATAATGGGACTGAACCTTGTTTATTAACTTTTGATGGGGATAATAATTTAGTTGATTACAATTCAGCTCATACAGTACCGAAAACACCTATATTAAATAATTTAGACATAAATTTAGACGAATTAATTTCAAACAGGGAACCTTGTTGTTTTAATCCATTGACACCTATAGAAGCTAGTTTAGTTATTACAGATAGTAAAAACAATATTTTACAAACTTCTGACTCTATAGTGTTTAACGAATTAGAAACTTGGTTTGATTTAGGTACTGTTTTCGATACTACTACTATAACCGCTACAACAGCTACAACTGAAGGTTATAACGTAGCTTTACAATTTACTTCAGGTTTAAATTGTTGTTGTACTTATGATATATTCATAGATAATATAAAATTTGAGTGTTTAAGTGCTAATACTGTAACAGATGTTATTAAAAATAAATGCCCTGGTTTTGATATTGCACCAGTGATAGACAATAAAAAGTCTTGGGTTTATAATCCAGGTTTATTAGATTATTCACAAAGAAGAGACCAAGCTGGAGAGTTAATCGATAATAAAATTGTTCAAGCAGGAGAGTTTGGTTTAATTGAAGGTTATGGTGTTATAAATAGGACATTTGCACCTAGTGTTGACGCTAGTTTACCATGGAGATACACAGACTATTTCAATCAATCTTCTGTATTAGAAAAACATAGTGACTTAGTTTTAAACAGTAAAGAATTGTACATGACTTTTGATATGTGCAGTGAATGTTGTTTAGAATATAAACCATGTCCAAATGGTTATACATTAAGTGCTGGAACTGATATTTGTTACAAATATGTGGTTAGTAAACAATTCCAAGACGGACAAAATTTTGAGTTCCAAGATGGTGAGTCTTATGACTTTATGGATTTCTAAAATAGAGTGAGATAATATTTATAAATAAAAAATAAAAAATGAAATTAACACAAAGAAGTACGGCAACTGGGGTAACATTAAACCAAACCTTTATACACGTTGTTAATACAAATGATTTATCACAAGATCCAGCGGGTTCTTCATATAAAGCACCACTATCTTTATTATCACCTTTATTTACTGGTGGTACTGGTGGGGGTTCTTTTACAGGTAATACTTTAGCTACATGTATAAATGATTTATATGTTAGTAATTTATATGGTTGTCCTGATATAACTATTAATAATTTTGGTACAGGTACATCTGTTTTTAGTTTAGGTATAGATTCTAACGGAACCATAGTTACTGCCACAACAACAACATCTTCTTTTGGTGTTTTTGGTATTTCTGATAGTACAGGTTCATACACTTATTATTCTACATTACAAAGTGCAATAAATGCGGCAACAGCAGGTGATACAATACAAATGTTCGCTGATGTGACAGAAACTTCAGCCACAACTGTGATTTTAAAAGATGGTGTTAATTTAAATATGAATGGTTATACATACACATTAAGTCAGTCTTCTTCAGATAATTGTCTAGATGATAACAATGTGGCAGTTAATTGTAAGATTTATAACGGTGTTATTAGTAGGTCTGGTTCTACATATGTGGACGACACGTCTTCACTTTGTTTATATGTACAAAACTCTAGTTCATCTATTGAAACTAGTGGTGTTTATTTTAAAACAAGTAGTACTACTGGTATTAACAATGTTGGTATTATTAAGGGTGCTATAGTTAATGCATACACTAGAGGTATAGTTAATAGTGGAAAAATTTATTCCACCAATGCTATAGCCACAATTGATACAGGTATCTATTGTAGTACAACCACTTCAGAAGTTTATGATAGTATTGGTAGAAGTGAAGGTTCTGGATTTGGTATTGGTATGTTAATGCCTAGTTTGGGTGGTGTTTTAATAAATTCTAAAGGTTATTCCTTGGCACAAGCAGGTATCTACGCTTCAAATTTAAATAGAATGCAATCATGTGTTGGGTATAGTGCTGGTAATATAGGTATAAGTTCTTCAGCATCATTAATAGAAGACTGTAAGGGTTATTCTAGTTCTTCTTTAGGTATGTCGTTACAAAATGTCCTTTTCGCATCAAACATTTTAGGATATTCCTATAGTTCAATAGGACTACAAGCTACAGTACCAACTAACGGTGTTTATAGTTCATTACAAAATGTTGTTGCCGAATCTATTAGTGATATTGGGTCTTTTTTATCCGCTACAGGTACAGGTATATTGGTTGTTAAAAATTTACAATCTTCATCAGGAATTTCAGGTGTTAGTGGATATGCTTGCCAAGTTAGTGGTAATAACAATATTTCTATAATGGGTGGATCATTAAGTGTTAGAAATTCAGCTGAATGTTTATATACGACAGCACCAATAACTGTAAAATACGCTAATTTAGTTTTAAGAACAAGTGCTTCCCCAGCGATTAACTCTAACATAACACAAGGAATTGTTAATTCTGGTGATACACAAGGTAATATAATAATATAAAGATAAAAATAAAAAAAAATGGAGGATTTACAACAAGTTATTTTACAAATAAATAACGCACCTGAAACTAGGTTAGTGATACAATATGGTACAGATATATTACCATCATCACAACAAATAATTAATTACGTTGATTTATCATCAGATGAAAAATTGATTTGGGATAACTTTATTAATATGGTAAATAATAAATAAAAAAAAATAAAAAAAATGGCAAAATTAACTAATGAAGAAATTGCTAAAACTAATGTAGTTAGAGCAACTTTTGAAAACGGAACTTGGATTGTTTTAGTTTCTGATGAATCTGGTTTTATCTACAGAGTAGATTTTGAAGGTGAAGAAAATGAAAGTAATGATAGTTTACTTTTAAAGGTACACAACGGATTATTAGAGGAAGATAAGTATGAGGCACCCGTTATAGTTGAACCAACGGTTAGAGATACTATTGTTGGTTTAACACCTAAGGAATAAATTAAGATATGACCGGAAGTACCCAAATAGTAACTGTAAAGGCAGACTTTAATAGATGTGGTAAAAAAGTTGACTTATTACAATTAGAAAATTATAAGAAAACTTTCCAAGGATTTTGGGTGCAGTTTGTTGAACAATTTGTACCAGCAACTACAATATTTGTCGCTGGGGAAAGGTGGTGTAATAGACCAGACTTAATATGTACGGAATATGAGGAGTGTGATTTTGATTTTGAGTTTGTTGAGGGTGATGTAACTACAATACCAAACTTTAATATATTTAATCACGGACCATTAAGTTCTAATCAGTCAACTAATTATGAACCTAATAATGGACCCAATAACGGTAGTAACAATGAGTTTACACCATTAGACTACGGGACTACAGCAGGAGGGCCTATTTCAACACCAAACGTGACTATTATTCCTACGGCAAAAGAACCGGGTAATACAATAATAGAACCTTCTATCATTGATGACCCATTAACAAAATTAAATAATAAGAAAATTTATTTAAATAAATTACAACCAGCAGAAATAATTATTGAATAATGGGTTTTTTGTGTAAAATAAAAGAAGATAAATACTTAGAAAACCCATTGAATAGGGATTTTGGTTTAAGTAATATCTATAATGTAAATTCTACAACTAGTTTTTGTATAGAACCCTTTAATGGACCAACCTATGATTTAAGTGGTGCCACTAAAGCCATAACAGGTGCTACATCACCTTGTTCAGGTACACCCACAAATTGTTATGCTGTTTATAACTTATCTGAAGTAGATGATTTTAATTTAAATTTCATTTTTACTGGTTCTACTGATTATACTGGTTATACAGGACAGTTTTGTTATAACATATATAATAGAGAATATTTTACAGTAAAAACTCCTACAAGAATTTTAAATACTATAAGTCCGGCTTATTCGGCTTGTAAAGATTTTAGTGGAATAACCTCATCGACAATTACAGAGGTTTTATCGGCAAGTAAATTAAACTTTAGTAATAATGACTATATGCTTAGGAGTTATTATAAATTTACACCTAAAGAATGTGTTAAAAAAGAAGTTGATACTTGGTCTAGTGTTACGCAATTAAATAATTTTAATTTCGATTACGATTGGTATTTCATTACAGTTAAAAACCCACCGACACCAGCAATTGTAAAAAATGTTGACACAGCTATAGACAAAATAAGTTTATTTCAAGAAACTATACAAGGAAGTAATTATTTAAATTTTATAAAATTATCAAACCAACCGATAGGTAATAAGATTAATTTATATGTTAATGGAATTAGGTTAACAGAAAACTTAGACTATTATTTAGATAATTCACAATACCCTAGTACTTATCCTATTGTTACAATTACAAGTGGTAATATAGAGAGAGAAGATGTCATTACTATAGTATATTTAATTGGTCCACAAGCCTTTTTAACAGCTTATGGTATAAATAGAAATGATGTTTTTGAAATAGATACTTTTATGGTGACTGGATTTACAACAAATATTAGTGCTTCCACTAACAATATTGTAAATAATAATACTGTAAAAGGTACACAAGAAGTATTCTTGACTAATAATTTTGACCCTAATTCCAACATAGTTGTTGTAATTAATGGGGTTACATTATCAGAAGGACTTGAGTATTACAGAAGTGTGAGTACACCTAATAAAATAATCTTTAACCCTAATTTCACAACCATTAAAGTCGGTGATATACTTTCTTTTTGGTATTTTAAAGATATATTAAATAATCAAAACGACTTAGGTACTTTAGATAAAAATTTTGTGAATATAAATTGGAAGGTTGATAGACTTTCACAACAAAATTATTGTACTGGAGAGTTTGTGTTAGAAGTGACAGAAACATCCGATATTAATTGGACTAGTTTATTTTATAGTAATGTCATTGATTATAATAACGATAGTGGTGTGTATAACGAAATTGTTTACAACCTAAACGTTAATAAAAACTATAAATTTAGAGTCATTTTTAACCAAACGTATAAAAATATTTTGAATGAAGATATTATAACAAGTTCAGAAGTTATTGGTTATTTTAATACTAAGAACGATAAAATAATATATGGTTATTAATGGCAGAATTAAGCAAATCTATTAGATTATCTACAACACCTGGTGGTACAGACAAACATTTAAATTTAAAATTAGAACAGAATTTTGATTTTTTAGAAGTTTTAAGTTTAAAAATATCACAAGAAGATGTTTATACTAACCCATGTTCTAATTATGGTGTAGTCGTTGGTAGAGTTTTGGCCAACAAAGGTTTTGGTGTACCTAACGCCAAAGTTTCAATCTTCATACCCATAACAAGTGAGGATGAAAATAATGAATTAATAAAAGACCTATATCCTTACAAAACAGTAACGGATAAAGATAGTAACAATATAAGGTATAATCTACTTTTAAGTAGAACCACTTGTGAATTGAATAAACCTGTAGGTACTTTTCCCGATAAAGAAACTTTATTAAATAATGATATAGTAATTGAAGTATTTGACAAATACTACAAATACACAACAAAAACTAACAGTTCTGGTGACTATATGCTTTTTGGTGTACCTGTAGGACAAAGAATACTTCACATGGACGTTGATTTAAGTGATGCTGGTTTATTAAGTATTAGACCATATGATTTAATTTCACAAGGTGCCCCAGAAGGTTTCTTTGAAAGTTATTCTAAATTTAAAGTTTCAACCAACCTAGACTCTTTACCACAGATAAAATCTAGTAATCAATCTGTAGACGTAATACCTTTTTGGGGTGACCCTGAAAGTTGTGAAATAGGTATAACTAGATTAGATATCGATACTAACGTTGAATTAGAGACTACAGCTCTTTTTATGGGTTCTATTTTTTCAGATAAAGAAAAGAATTCTATAAATAAAAGATGTAACCCTAGAAACAAAATGGGTGAATTAGATGAGTTAAGAACTGGTGCTGGAACAATTAATTTTATTAGAGCCAAAAAAATAGACCCTGTACAATGGGTTAACACACAAGATGTTGTCCCAGTAGAATTAGAATACTTTGATATTAATGGTGGTGATGTCATCGATGATGATGGGACTTTTGTTGTAACACTCCCTATGAATGTGGGTCGTGTGGTAACAGATGAGTTTGGTAATTTAGTGCCATCACAAGACCCTGAAATAGGTTTACCTACAAAAGGTGCTTATAGAATGAAACTATCTTTTACTGAAGCTCCCGCTAACATTAAAAGAAGAACGGCTAACCTAATAATACCTAGTTTATCTAGAGAACACGGCGGTACTGGTGGATACAGCTCAACTGGTAATGTTAACGATATTAATGGTACCGAAGACCAAAGATTTACAGATAATGTTTATAGTTATAAAGATATAAATAAAGATTTTCACACTTTTGAGTGGAAACAATTATACACCATTTCACAATTTATTAAAAAATATAAAAAAGGTGCTAGTAGGTGGAGTTGGTTAGGTCTAAAAAATACCGACAAAGAAGGTGCTTCAAATAATCCATTACCCTTTAATACAGCAGTTAGAAAGGCTGATTTTATATTCGCACTAGGTTCTTTCTTTTTACAAATTGGTGCTGCCTTTATTAAGTTCTTTGTTATTCTTTTAACATTAGAATTTGGGTTTTACCTAGGGTTTAATTTAAGTTTTACAATTTTTGGTAACACTATTTGTTTGGCCAGATTTTATCGAGTTATTAGAGTCGTACCTTTTGGATGGATTGGTGGTATACTAGGTAGATTTTGTGATGAACCTGATGAAGATTATTGTGCTGGTTTAGCAGGACCATGTCCTAACGATGCTAGAGGTTTTACTCTTTCTTGTGGTGATGATGCTATATTTTGTCTTAGAACGGACTCAGGTGGTGATTTATGTGGTGCTGGAAGTGGACCACCTTGTGCTGGATCATTTTCTTGTAATAGTGGACAAAATTGTAACGGTGGTTCATTTGGTACTTGTACATCCTTTGTTTGTTTTGAAGATGTTTGTGGTTGTCCTGGTAATGCTAGTGACCCTGGTAGTGCTTGTTATGATGATACAGTGTGTATAAAGGCTTATGGTTTTGTTGCATCACAAGATAACTGTACTGCATTACAATTAATACAACAATGGTTATGTTGTAGAATACTTGAATTAGCTGAAGAAAGGAACGTCATTAGAAGGTCATTATTTGACGCTTGGTTGGTTGGTTCGGCATACATGTTCCAGTATAAGTACAAAGCTAAAATAAGAAAAAAACAGGGACAATTAGTTAAAAAAGAGAAATTTTGTGGACCTGGTTCTGATACTAAGGGTGGTAATAACTATCATAAAAATAAATGTTGTCCACATGACGAAGACCCTAACAATGAGTGTAGAAAATGTTTAGTTAAAGGACCTGGAACTTCAGACAAAAACTATAGTAACATAGAAGATTATCATAAAGATTGGCATAACGCAACAGTAAATGGACAATGTGGTAACTATTCTTGTGGTAATGGAGCCACAGATATACAAGATAACATTTATTGTAACGCCTACAACTCAACTAAAATAGTTTCTTTAGGTAGAGTAGAAATGTGTCCAGACACTTTAAATGATATAGAAAAGGCCATAAACGCTAACAATTCTGTTTTTGATTTATATAAACAAAACCCAGGTTTCTTTACAGGAACATTTTATGAAGAAGGATGGGATCCTAATTTTTGGTCACAAAACATGGGGCCTACTAGTTACCAAAGCCCAGAAGATGTAATCAGATGGTTATTAAATCTTAAAAATTGTAAGATTGGTAAATTATTTAAAGGTGGAAGTGGTTGCCACGAAAAAGAATTGGAAGATTTTGCTTATCAATGGGTTAAAGAGGTTTCAAAAATTTATACTGACATTGTAACAGTACAAACAGATATAAACACAGACTTAGAACAATTCTCACCTGGTACAGTAGATGCTGGTGGTGATGAAGACGAAGATGGGCCAATCATAAGTGGTTACCTTTTTGATAATTTAATAGCTCAAAGGTTTAGTCCTTGTGGAGGTAGTACGGGAGTAAATTGTAATCAACCCCCTTTACTTTGGTCAGGACAGGACGTACAAATTATGGAGACTGGCCCTGGTGTGTCACATAATGGTAGTAAAAACATACCTTATTATTATTTTGGATTGACCCCTGGTAAAACAGCAATAGAAAAATTAAGAAAACAATTCTTTGTAAATTAAAACAATAACATATTTATATAAAAAATAAAAGAAAGTGAGTTATATAGATAAAAATAGTAATGTCGTAATAAGTGCGAGACTTACTGATAGAGGTAGACAATTATTGTCTAAAGGATTATTAACTTTTGATACTTTTAGGTTAGGTGATTCAGAAATAGATTATACTACTTTAGGTAGTGGTTATGATATTTCGTTAAATAACATTTTAAGAGCTAAATCAAATAACCCCGATTTAAAAACGCCTTTATTCCCAACGACAACGAGTGTGGTGCCAGATGTTAATATACCTACACTACAAGACAATATAATACTAACAATTATTAACTCACCTGAATTAGGGTTTTTTGTTACTGGTACAACAGGAACAAGTGTTAGTTACACAGCACAAACATCAACCGAATATTTGTATCAAGCTGATTCAATAATACCGTTAAGTGGTTTAACGGGTTCTACGATGTATGTGCCAATTAGACAATCAGGAACTTATGGTTCCAATACATATGAACCTAAAAATGGTGACTTCCTTTTAGTTAAGATGAGTAATGATGAGTTACTATCACCATTGAGTCAAAATACGATAGAATTAAATACACCTGTACCATATCTTTGGTATCAAGTACAGGATAAATCAGGTGCTTTATCTGCAGACACTTTAACTGTTAAATTAGATAGAGATTTCGCTTACTTCCCTAACTACACAGGAGCTAATTTCTGTTGGGTTAGTTTTTATCCTGGAACTGGTAATACTTTTTCTGATGATGGATTTTATAGTGGTGGAACTGTTTGGAATTTAAATAATGTTTGGTCATACAACCAAGCTGGGGTAGACTTAGCTAACTACGAAGGGTTTGAAAGTTATGGTTCAGAGAATTATATAGGTTCAAAAGAATATTACGGTTATACTACCGAAATACAATCTAGTACAGCAAGTACTTTCTGTAATTGGTATAACTCTATCGGTATCATACATTTTAGTAATCCACAAAGTTGTGATAATCAAACCGAAAAGAAACTAGGTCAAAAATTTTATATAGATTCAGACTCAGACGAATACCCAAGTTTGGTAATGCCAACTTTGATGTGGCATAGAGAATATACAGGAACATCTATCGGACATGTATTTAAAGGTTCTGGTACTACAAAATATGTGACATTAAATGGTGTTAACACTGATGTAGAATACTACGACTTAGTGGACGAATTTGCTAACCCTGTTGGTAGAGTATTCCACGATTTACATACTTTTACAATCGATGACCAAGAATTGGTTTCAGCGATGTCATATAAATCAAATAGAAACTGGACCTTACCTAAAATTAATGGTTCATTAGAAAGTAGTATGGATGGTGTTATCGATGGTACACAAACTATTTATATCACTTATTTATTAGCTTCAAACACAGGGTATACTACAGGATTACATTGTAACTATATTTTATGTGCTGATTTTGATGAATTAGCTGAAGACTGTGCACCAACAGACAAAAAGGCTGTAAGATTAACATTCCCTTCTAGTCAGTTCCCTTTCTTAAGTACTACTGGTGGTACGGGATGGTACGCCGATAAATTATATTTGTTAGCACAAAGAACAACTATAGGGACTAACCCTATACCTAATAACTGGACTTTAATTGATATGACACAATACATCGATAGTCATACAGTTGGTAATAGAATAGATAAGGTTAATTTGGAAAATAGTAGTTTCCTTTTAACTAATAATTTATATCTTAATTCTGGAACAACTTATAATTTAGATAATTTTATTAATATACCGTTAACATCTGAACCTAATTTATTACAATTTGGTGACGAGCAATTCTTTTATGGTAATGTTATGACAAAAGGTGTCTCTACTAAGTACAGAACTAAGTTTAACTTTACAATACCACCAAATCAATTTAATACCTCAATAAACCCTACCTACGCAAATAGTGGTCAAAACGTTCACATTTCTGAAGTTGGTGTTTATAGTGGTACTGATTTAGTAGCGGTAGGTAAGATGAATTTACCTATAGAAAAAACACCGACAAGTACGGTTATAATAGAGATGGCTTTTGATTTGTAATGGAATGGGCTTTGTTAACATTGATAAAAATAAATTTGAGATTATTTTTACCGAGGAAGGTTTAAATATTATGTTGAGTAATGGTTTATTCTCTAGTATAAAATCTTTCACATTATGGGATGATAATGTGATGTATACATTAAATAAGGCAGACCAACCAGTACCAGACGTTACAGGTAAAAAAAATAATTATACGACAATAAAAAATGATTTAAGAAACCCATTAAGAAATGGCTAATTTTAAGACATACATAACAGAACAAGGTTGGAGGACATTATTGAATAGTGGTCTTCTAAATTCAATAACATCATTCAGAGCGGGTGATGATAGTATAGTATATGGTATCGAAGATGGGGGTATTAAACCAGCGTTTTATGATTTTACTATAACTGGTAACAGAGAAGGTACAACTTTAATACCTATTTGTTCTTTTGCACAAAGAAAACCTATACCATTAACACCACCAAACCCTGAGGAAATAAAAACTTTAGATAGTAGAGTTAAAATAACTTTTGTTAGTGAAGATTGTTTAGTTCCTTTTGAAAAAAATAATATAACAGTTAAGGTTAATATTGATAAATGGATTGATAATTTATTGGCATTAAAGTCAACTACATATACAAAAACGGCTTCTGGTTTAAAAATTAATCTTTGGGACTACATTCTAGGTTATTTAGAAAACTATAATTCAGGTACAAATACTTGGAGTACAAAAGAAGTTTACCAATCTAATATCGATATTTCTTATAAACTTTTATCAGATAAGGATATTAAGACATATAGTTTAGTTAACCCTAAATACATGGAAGTGAATTCTTCAGGACAAAAAGTATTTGTTAACGGACAAACTAAGACAAGATTCCCATCTAATATGTTAATGGCTTTTAATAGCAAATCAATAGACGGTATAGATGTGTTTGGTACTTCTAGTACATTAGCTCTTTATCCCGATAGTTGGGGATATGTTGCTGACGGTAATTATTTAAATTCTGGTGATGTTGAAGATAGAATTAAAACTACTCCTGAAGCCTATAAACAAATATATCCAGCTGTTAGAATAAACAACACAATCTACCAATTAAAAGAAGATAAAAATTATTCTACTAAAGACGGTGTTGGTTATATGGTTTGGGGTTATAAAGACAGCAAAGGAAATCCTGCTATTGATGGTTTAACTGATAAATTAAAATTATTTATGAAATCTAACGGTGAAGAAGTGTCACCAGGAATTTACAAAATGGTTATTAATTTAATGGTTGACCTTAAAGGAGGAAAAGAATTCAATAGAGCTTACCAAAACAAAAAAGTGGGTGGTAGTTTAACTTATGAATTATATTATAACGAAAACACTGTTAGTACAGATTTATATACAATAGAATAAAATGGCAGCTAAAGGATATTATGTAAATTACGGCAGTCAATTAACATTTGTTAATAGGATAGCGGACAATATTGATAACACAGGTTTATCTAATATAGATAACTTTATTTCACCTAAAGATAAAACTTTTATTATTAAAAATAGTGAAATTAATACAAATGTTAAAATAGATTTTATAAACCTAGATAACCTTTGGCATTTCCAAAACGGTGAAATAATAAAAAGTATTAAACAAAACAACTTATAATGGCTACTTACTTAAAACAAATACAGGAAGACCAAAAAAGAATTTTAAAAGATGAAAACATATCAAACGTTTTCACTATGGCCTTTGGTTCAGAAATTAAGTTTACTTATCTTAATTCTGTAAATGACCCGGCTTTTACCAACAATAAATACAATAGCCTTTGGTCTATGTTTAATTTAAATAGCCAAAAAAACTTTGGTTCATATAATCTAGATTATTCTGAAGGTGGTATGATAGGTACTGTATGGGAGTCTATACTAGATGCTTATGATACTAACGGGATGATTATGTTTGAATTTAGTGACCAAAATTGGAGAAAATCCATTGACGGTCAAAATATTGAAGTTAAGATTCCTTTATCTGGTGGTACATTTACTGGTACAACTTCAGCAACTTCACTTTATTCAGCATTTATTGATACAGAAAACCTAAAAGTTAAATCCACATCAAGTACTTGTGACCCTTATTTAATAGATTTAGCTTACGCTGAACCTAATAAGATGTTTACTAATGATTATGGCATAGGTTACGCATATCAAACAGGAACTAATCCGGCGAGTAAAATGGATAGAAACTTTATTAGATCTAATAGAAATAAATCTAACATGAGTTTATATAATTCAGGTTTGGTTTTATTAATGTCTAATGATTGGCAACCTTGGAGTGGTTCATCTACCGCTAAAACTTGGTCTAGTGGTTATAATGTGGTTAACAAATATACAAAAGAATCAGCACCTTTAATTACACCTAATGGGCCTAATAGAGATGTTGCGGCTGGAGCATTTTTTGTTAATTCAGGATTAGGTTTTATTTGGGCAGAAGACTTTGTTAACAACTTTAATTGGTCTGGTGGTACTGGTGGTACTGGTACAACAATGGTAACTTTCGCTCCATCAGAAGCATACTTTAACGGATCTGATATTGATACAAGTACAAAATTACAATTAGATTTGATTATGACACCTAGTGATTTTAACACTAGTTTAAATCAATCTTTTATAGAAGACTCACTACAAAACGGATCAAACTGTAATGTAGCGTATAATACAATAACACTTAACGATTCACAAGGTAGATGTTTAGTTGTGGCCAAAAGTTCACAACCTATCGTAAAAATAGAAGGTGACTATTCAATAGTAACAATAGATATTCCTATTGATGGTGACTTAACCGATAGTTTAGCTGATACCCGTGGATGTGTATATGGTAGTTGTTAATAATTAATTAAATAGTTTTATTTTATGGCAAGAATCTTAGGATTGGACGTTTCAACCAAGACCATCGGCATTTCATTATTTGAAGAGGATGGTAGATTATTGGAACTCACACACATTACACCAAAAATCAAACCTTTACCCGAAACAAAATTAGAAGAATTGTTTAAAAAGGTTGATGCTTTTGAAAGATTGATAACTCGTTATATTGAGTTAGATATTGAGAAGGTGGTAATAGAGGAACCTCTATTAAATAGTAATAACGTTTATACGGTAGGGACCCTACTAAAGTTTAACGGAATGATATCAAAAGTAGTATCAGAAGTTTTGAATGTAATCCCTGATTTTATTTCTTCTTATGATGCTAGAGCTTATGCTTACCCAGAATTAATGCAAATCAGAAAACTTAATAAAAAAGGTGAACCTTATAGTCAGAGAGAAATAGAAAAAAGTAAACCTGTTTTATTTGGTGACTATTCTTGGGATGTAGATAAGAAAACTGTTATATGGGAAAAAGTGGCAGATTTAGAACCACAGATTGTTTGGGAGTACACTAAAAACAATACTCTTAAGAAAGAAAATTTTGATATGACTGATGCCTATACGTGTGCTAGAGCTATTATGTGTAAAGAAGGTAAATGGGATTGTACTAAAAATTAATTAAAATATCGGTTTATTGTCAGATAATTTATAATATCGGTTTTTTAACCGATATTTTTTTTTATAGACTTTATTGATTAAAATTATTATAATTATAATATGGCAGAAAACAGGTTAATATACGGTATATTGTTAGATGTTTTAGGTAAACCTAGAAAAAAAAATGAACACAAACAACAATATGCTTTTGACTGTCCTGTTTGTTCTTCTGAAAAAGGTGAGTATGATGGTGACGGTAAAGGTAACCTTGAGGTAAATCTGGCTGAAGGTGTTTATCATTGTTGGGCTTGTGGTGAAACACATGGAACAAGAGGTGGGTTAAAAAAGTTATTTAAAAATTTCGCGAACAAAAGCCAAGTCAGAAAATTAAAAATGATTGGTTATAATTTAGATGACTTTAAAGCTAAGGTTAAAGAAGTTAATGTAATTGAAGACTTAGAGTTACCAAAAGGGTATATAAGTTTTGAAGAGGGTAACCCAAAATCGTTATTATATAAACAAGCTTGGAATTATCTAACAAAAGAAAGAAAACTTTCAGAAGAGACAATCAAAAAATTTAAGATAGGTTATGTTAGTGGTGGTAAGTATGATTCTAGAATTGTTATACCCTCCTATGATATAAACAATGAATTAAATTATTGGGTTACTAGAACTTATGTTAATGCCAAACCAAAATACCTTAACCCTGATTCAGATAAAGAACAGATGATATTTAATGAGTGTTGTTTAAATTGGGATTCGGATATCTATTTGGTAGAGGGTCCTTTTGATCATATTGTGGTACATAACTCCATACCTATTTTAGGTAAAAAAATATCAGATAAATTAATGCATTCACTCTTTCATAAAGCTTCAGCTGATGTTATCATTCTTTTAGATTCTGACGCATGGGATGATGCCAAAAAACACTACGCTAAATTGAATGTTGGGAAATTATTTAATAGAGTTAAGATAGTAAAACTAAAAGAAGGTTATGATATTGCAAAAATACATGAAGACTTTGGTAGAGAGGGTGTTGTTGAAATTATGAAAAGTGGTATAAAATTAAAAGAAAGTGAACTATAATGGGGTTTAATAAAAAATTTATTAAAAAAGAAGAATTAATAAGAAGATTTAGATTGGAAGGTTACCAAGGGGTTATAAATTATATTGGTAATTCAGACACTCTATTTGGGTTAGATGAGGAAATAAAAAATATTTTAGATTTTGCTTATTGTGATATGTGCCCAACTAAAAAAAATATGGAAATAAATAAAATAATATATGGCAGCGATATGTAGAGGATTTCTCCCTTATTACGAGGAACCAAGAGATAATGATGAGTATAGAGCAATCAAAATAAATGATGAACTTCTAAGGAGAATTGAATCTCTAGAAAGGAAGGTTGATGATTTACAAAATAGAAATAAAAAATTAGAAAATATTCTAAAATATTCTTTCGTATCCTTTAAATTCCAAGGAGATAATAATGTTAATGGTAACAATACTAGTGATTATATAACAAGAATTAGACAATTAATCAGCTGATAATGAAAAGAGAATGTGATGTTTATCTTGAACCGATAGAACACGTTTATATACACCGTAAAACAGGTGAAAAGTTTAAATCGGTTACTACAGTTCTAGGTATGTTAGAACCACATTTTCCTGCGGAAGAAGTTGCCTTAAGAATATCACTACAACCAGACGAGGTAAGAAAACCTGAATATAAAGGTATGACCCAGCAACAGATTTTAGATGAGTGGGTTAGAATCAATAAAGAGGCCAATGAATATGGTACAGAAATTCATGAGATTCTTGAAAGGTACCTTTTGGCTAATAAAATATATATCCCCAAAAATGAATACGAAAGAAAAATAATTACTCTCTTTCAAGAGGTAGATGATATGAGGGGTACAATATATCCTGAAACAGTTTTATTTTCTGCTAAGCATAAGTTAGCTGGTACTGCCGATATAATTGAAGATTGTGGTGACTACTTTAATGTAAGAGATTTTAAAACAAATAAAAAAATTAATTATATATCGGAATATGGTCATTGGTTAAACCCACCTGTAGCACATTTAACTGATTGCCAATACAGTATTTATAGTTTACAGATGTCAATCTATGCCTACATGTACCAAATGGAGACACGTAAAAAAGTGGGTAAAATGAATTTATTTTATTTAAACCCTGAAACAGAAAAGTTTGAGGTTATATATGTTCCTTATATGGGTTTAGAAGCAAAAAAGGTGCTTGATTATTGGGTGGAAGTTAATAAAAAATAATTAAATCAATAAGTCTTTATATTCCTCAAACCAAGAATCTCTAATTACTTTAACATCTATCTTCTCATCAGTTTTATTACAAACCAAAGAAGTAATACCAACAGAGTTTAGTTTTTTATCCCAATTAATACAGTCCTCAACTTTATCGTAACTAAACATCCAACCGTTTTTAAAAGTACCAGAGTCGTTTAAACTTTTTTCAACAGGAAGTAACACGTTTAAAGCTTTTAAAGTTCTTTTAAAATCATTAACATTAGACCATTTTTTATGAATACCTTTTTTATATATGAAGAGAACTATATTACTCATACCAATTAGGTGGTCTTCAGTTTCATTTGCCATCCCTTCTATAGTGTAAGGTAATTTTGTTTTTACTTCGTTTAAGTTATTATCAAAAATAATTGGGTTTCTTAACATTGTGGCACAAGTTTCAATAATTTCAGCATTTGGTCCAAAATCGTTAGCCAAGGAATCCATAACAGACATAAGCCTTTTTACACACTCGAATTTGTTTTCCCATTCTTTTTCACTTCTTGCCTTCATAAAGTGTTTATTGTTTGATTAACTTTTATTATTATTGGATATACAAATATATATAATATTTAGGATATAATAAACTAAAATATGGCTGAAGAAATTAAATTAACAAAAGAAGAGACTCTTAATATTAAAGAAAGGTTTATAAATTTTTACAAGGACCTGGAGTCAATCCAAGACTATTTCTTAGAAAGAAAAAAAGAAAAGATTATTGGGATAGACCAAGATAAATACACAAAAGATATGTTCACTGATTATAATATCCAACCAAAAGATATGGATTTTGAATTGGAGGTTATTGAAGGTAATTTATTTAATCCAGCAACACAAATTATTACATCACTACCATTGGAATCACAAATTGGTAGACAAATTATGTTAGGTGTTAAAGAAAAAAATACAAATAAATATATTGGTTTTGTTCGTATGGCTTCACCCGTACTATCAATTAAACCTAGAAACGACCATTTTGGTCAAACAGTTAGAGCAACAGCGGTAAATAAACACATGATTAATGGTGCTATCATTGTTCCAGTACAACCATTTGGTTATAATTATTTAGGTGGTAAATTATTAGCATTAATAGCTTGTTCACATGAAATTAGAAACATGTTGAAAGATAAATATGGTGATAAGATTGATACATGTTTTTTTGAAACAACCTCCCTTTACGGTGATATTAAAGGTATGAGTCAGTATGACGGTTTAAAACCTTTTATTAGATACCAAGACATGACAGAGTCAGATTTGTTTCTCTTCCCAACGGAAGAAGTATACGACCCAATTAGACGTAAAATGAGAGAACTTTACGGTAAACCTGAATGGAACGGAAATACTGTTGACCCAGGTCCTTCTGGACCAAAAATGAGAGAGTTTAATAAAGCTATTTCTATTCTTAAAAATCACCTTAGACATTATGATATGGAAGCTTACAATGAGTTTCATAATTTTACTAAATCTCATATGAAAGCTAAAACCAAAAAAAGATATTATTATTCTAATTTTGGTTTTGACAATGTAGTTGAGCATATTAATTCTGAAGGCCAAGTTCCTTTAATTGAGGGTCAAAATTACCACAAACACAATCTTTCTTATATGATCGAATGGTGGAAAGGTAAGGCTCAAAAAAGATGGGAAAAATTGGTAGAGGAAAATAAATTAAGACATGAATTAGAAATCTATACTCTTGAAAGAATAGAGAATAATGAGGTTGATATGGTTAGATAATGGAAGGTAATAAATTAAAACATAGTTTTGTTGAAAAAGATGTCTCTACAACAAATTTTTTAAATGAGTGGTTAAGGCTTGTCCATGAACAAAACCACCAGCAATTTATTATAGAACAATCATTTCGTAATTATGAAGACGTAATAGTTAGTGATAGAGTATCAAACAATTTATTATCAAATAATAGTGAAGAATATCACAATTATGTTAAACAACTATTATCTAATAAACTAGCAAAAATTTTATTAGATGAGGGTTTTATTGATTTTTCTAACCACAGTGGTATGTATAATGACTATACCGATTTTAAGATGAGGATAAAAGCTATTAGAAACCCCGAAAATAATGTACGTTGAAGTGAGTGGTAGACAAACGGGTAAATCAACAAGACTTGTTGATTCTGTTATTGATTTTTTAACTAACAATCCAGATAAAATGGCTTTAATAGTCTCTTATAATAATGAGAATAGAAAAAGAATACAACAAAAAATTTATGACAAATGTGGTA